AGCTCCTGGTTTTTAGAGTCCCAGTCTTTTAGCAGAGTCACAGGCTGGTCGATCATGTCGATCAGGTCGCCACGGATGCGAATCTCCCCGCCTGCTTGTCGGCACAGAGCCGCGATGATCTTTACGAGGTACGATTCGAGGCTTGCATCGCCACGATTATAAGCTGGACACATTGTTATTCTCCTGCGCGATCGTAAGTAGATGTTTAAGTTTTTCCTCGCTACGTACTGTCCTTTGCCATCCTCGCCTCGCGCCACGCAGTATTTCACAAATGCGACATCTTCTGGCAGGAGTTCCTTCTGGCGTCAGTTCCATCTTGGTATTTTCGGGAACAAATAAATGCCCGTGAATGCAGGCATTTTTCTTTGCATTTACTGAGGATGGGGCAATTCCCCTCAAAATATTTTCTCTGTGCGTCACTAGTTCAAGATGATCTGGATTCACACAAGCCCGATTGCGGCAAAGGTGATCCAATTCCTTCCCGTTGGGTATAGGCCCATTTTTTAAGACATAAGAATAGCGATGAGCTTTTACTATTGATCTATCGTATGGGTAGAACTCTCCGTATCCTAGATCAGTGATTCTGCCTTTCCAAATCCAGCAATAATCGGTCTTTTTTACTTTCTCCCAAAACCGTTGCAATTCTGGCCGATACGCTGGCATGGTTCGCCTCCATTATTATTTTAATACTAGATTCCAGCGAGTCGGTCGATCTTCCGGCGTCCATTCCCCTTCATCCAGCCGTTCGAGTCCCGCCGCAGGCCCGAGCGCGTCATTGTCTGGTACATTTCTTGCCTCAGGAAGCCAGAAATTTCTTCTTTGATCGGCAAACCATCGAGCATAGCTCGCGGATTCTCCGGGTCCATCGTGTTCTTAGGTGCGAACTTCATACGCGCAGGAGGATACTGCTCTCGCGTCAAACACGCAATCATCCAAGCTACGGCAATGTCGTCGTGATCCCGCAGCACTTCCCAGCGCCATTCCTTGATCGTCATCAGCGACAATTGACTCATCAGTGCGCGGTCGTGAATGCGAAGTGCTCCCGGCTCCTGCTTAATGCCCATGCGAATCCCGTGCCGCGCAGCGTCCACGATCAGTCGGCGTGTTGCTTGGTTCATCTCGAATCCGAGAGCAATGCTCCGGCTCTTGCCGCGCTTCCGGTCGTCGCGGCCCTTCCATGCGTAAATCTTCGGGTAGCGGTATTTGTCGCGCAAAATAATAAGCGCCCAGCGCCCGAGGTTCCCGGTTAACTCGATGTTCAGCATTGCGGTGCTAAAGAATCTTCCGCACATATCAAGCTGGTCGGCCAGAACTTCCGGTGCGATGCGTTCGGCAAATCTAGCAGCCAGTTCCCCGGTTTCCCCGCAGATGCAGACATAAGCCGCGAAGTCGCCTTCCTCGGTTCCCAGTGCCGCGTCCGCGCCCACATAGTAGTGCAGTCCATCGGGCTTCTTTCGTTCATCGTAGGGAAACTTCCATAGGAATACTGGTCCCATGTCATCGCGCACGAATTTATATCCCGGCGCTACAGGGGTGCGCTCGAACTTGCCTCGGCATAGCGGGTCTTTGATCGTCGATTCGGCATAGGCTAACTCCTCACGCGGGAACGCAGGGAAACCTGACACCTGAAAAGCAACCTCGGGACAGTGCGGAAAATCTTGCAGCCACTTAACTTCCTGTCCGCGGCAGTCGTCTGACTTGGTTCTCCGCATCCACGCAATCTGCTCGCGCGTGGCATTGAACGGCGGGAGCATTAATTCTTTTTCAAGATCGTCCTTCGGGGCATCTCCAGCTTCTTCTTCAGGACGACGACACTGCGGGTCATTGAGCCATCCGAGAAAAATTGGAATGTAGCCGTTGCGACCAGCCACCGCGTTTTCCCAGTATTCCGCGAACGCTTCACCTGGTCCCTCCCTTCCATTCGCCGTGGACTCGATCACGATGATGCTGCCTTCGCCCTTGCTGACTGAGGAAATCATGGACGTAAACGATTCGTCCGAAGGATAGAAGGCAGCTTCGGAAAGATGCAGCGCGGACAGGGTTCCGCCGCGTCCCGCAGACGGTGTGCCCGCCGTCGCCATCGTCATCTGGCTATCCCCGTCAGGATGGCGAAACAGCAATCGCTTCTGCTGAATATCTTCTAGCGGGAATCCGGGGAATGCGCGCGCGAGGTCTGAGGGTACGCGGAACAATTCTTCGGCTGACCCTGCCAAGTGCGCCACGATCTTTGTGTTCATGTGCGGGAAGGCCAGAGCGAATGCCCACATCATCGCATCGGTCTGCGCGGAGACTCCCACGCGACGAGATTTTAGGTCGATGATGCGGATAATCTTTTGCGTGCGCCACTGCTCGCAGATCATGCGCCAGCGAAGTTCCTGGTTAGGATTGAAAATAAACGGGGCCATTCGCTGCGTTGAAATGTGTCGGACGGGGAGGCGAGTAAAGAGTTGGCGGGAGCGGTCAAGCCAGGTTTGTTCTGGCGCTTTCACTACTCTCCCCGCTGCTCGGCGCCGCGCTTCACGTTTTCCGCGAGGCGCATGTCAATCCTGAATTTGTGGTAGTTGATCACACAGAGTTCCCCGCAGCAGTCCACCCGAGGTGAGAGTCCCGTATCTGGATCACGGTACGAATAGTCCGTGAAGCCCGGATTGCCGGCAAAGTGCTTCTTGCACATGAAGCAGGTATATCCCATTGTGCGCTCGCTGGATCGGGCGTTGAGGATCTTCCCTGCCTTCTCGAACTCTGCTTTCAGGTGCGCGTAGAAGGTCTGCGCCTCGGGCATTGGCGTTCTTTCCCAGTCCACTGCGACATTTATTGAGTTGGGAACATATTGCGACTGACCTTCGGGAACATGAAACGTGACGGGTGGTAGTCCAGTAGAGTTAGCCGTGTCTGGAACATTTGCGCTAGACCGTATCGGCTGCTTCGCCATCGCTTCTTGTAGGGCGGGATCGACGGCAGACTTCTTCTCGCGTTTCTTGGCGAGCATCGCTTTCATGCGCTCGGATGCGGCAGCGCGGGCTTCAGCGGACATTCCCATTAGTCCATCTCCCCTTTACGTATTTCATCGAGAGACAGCCCGCATTTGCTACACAGGAAAGTCTCTTTTTTGTTTGGTTTATCAACTGCAAAGAGAGCTAGGGTGTGACCGTGCCTTGAACAGACATTTTCGGCCACGGTATAACTTGAAGCATTGTGCTTTTGGATTGTGTCAGTCGGCATTTATTTTCTCCTATCGCTCGGCAGCGAGTATTCAGGTCTACTTGATTCGTAGCGAACTTGGGCAGTGCGGGCAGCTTGATGCTTCAGCCAGCTTTGATAACGGCCGGCCGATTCCTCTTTTTCTTTGGGGAATACGTTTGACGAACAGCAAGTGCGGCACCGAAACGTAAAAAACGTGTCGCCCTCTTTCTCGACGTACACATCGGAGCGCGGACAGGTTCCTTCGGTATGATTCGGGCACGGCGGAAGTTCGGGCATCGCGGGAAGTGTATCGACATTCTGGCGTCATTGCAAATCAAAGGACACCTATGTTAGCTTGGGCATCACTATGAGAGGAACACAAACTCAAGGCATCTGCGCAATTCACTCACGGCCATTCCCGTGTCTCTCCTGCCGTGGCGCCAAAGGCGGGAGAGTATCGAGTCCTGCGAAGTCACGCGCTAACCGTTTGAAGGCCCGCGACGCCGCACTAGCCCGATGGAAGCGCAAGCGGCCAGTATTAAAATAATAATTTACAGAGAGGTGCTTTATCCCAGGTTTTTGCGAGGCTTGTGTTAGCGGACAGCACGCTGCGTGCATTGATCCCCAGTGTAGGTGTATGTGCAAACCCACCGTGCGCGCAATGATGGATAAACAACCAGCGCAGATCAATACTGCTATCCCGTCAAGATCAGCATGTCTAAAATGTAGTAAGGTGCCTCAAGATGGCGATATTTGGTGCAGAGTTGACGGGACAAGGATTATTCACGGCATATCCTGCAAGTGCGGCAGAATTGCAGACGCCGAAGATAATTTTTGCTATTGGTGTGGTCAACCTCTCAAGCCACCCGCTGTTCCGATACCGGAACTGACTAAGGAAGAGATTGCGGCACTGGAAGCCAAAGCTCGGCAGCGACCTTCCGACGTGGAAGTTCCACCCGTTGAGGTACATTAAATGAAAATTCCCATCCAAGAAAAGATTGCCGAACTTGAGCGTCGGATTCAAACGCTAGAGGCAAAAGCAGCAAGCAGATCAGTTCTCCACAGAGAATATGTCTCTCAGACGCAAGGCGATACCCCCTTTGGCCGGCACTGGCAGAATATCTGGAAAGAGTTTGACGCAGTAATAAAAGCTGCCTTTGGAAAGGCTCACTAGATGGCAACCGTCAGCAAAGAAGCCTACCAGCGCCTCATCGAAAATAGGCCCTACAAATTTGACGAAGAGGAAGTGAATTACCGCGAAGGCGAGGGCAGAGGCGTTTGCGGGAATTGCGCCCATTTTTTCAAGCGCGTAATAGATCGGTTTACCACCTGCGAAATCTTCCGACCTTCAGACGATGACTCCGTAGACCCCTCTTATGTCTGCAACTTTTGGACGGATGGCACTACACCCAAAGACACGACTTCTGAATAGGATGTTCCGAAAACAGAACCCCGCAGCCGTTGCACCATGTTCCCGTCTCGACCAGCACCGTTGATTCGCTCGCGCATTTCGGGCACGGCGCACCCTGATTCTTCTTCGTATTAAAATAATAATGGTACATGACTCGCGGGATGTAGTGTTCCGTCTTGACCTTCCCGCGCATCCGATCCGACCATCGTTTGTCCTCTCCGTGCCCGCCTTCCATCGGTTCAAGTAGCGCGAGTTCGCGCCGCATCGGATTTAGATGCGAGATGTCCCGAAAATATCCGAGTGCATTTTCAAACCATCCGGTATGCCTCAATGAATGAATAGTCTTTTTTGGCAGGGCTACTGCGTCGATATAGCATTGAAGTTCAAAACCAATTTGGTCCACGCCGTCAAGTAGTGGCAGAATTGTGGACACATAATCTGGAGCCACGAGATCGTCATCATCGACGAAAGCAATGTACTCGGCATTGGAAGCCCGTCGCAATAGCTCGCGGTTCTCCCCGAGAGTAAGGCTTGGATCGCATGTTCTGATCCGCACTGCTACGTTCCCAACTCCCTCACGTTGACGTGCAAGACACAAAAGCAACCGCTTCAGAAATTCTACGCGGGTTGGCATACTAAGGATTAGGAGTTCGAGTTTCATCTCACGAAGTCTTTTCCGCAGCGGTTGCAAAAAAACTTCCCCACGCCCACTGCCACGGTCGACAGGCTCTCGCAATGCGGGCACATCCCCGCGCTTCGTATGTTCGAATGCGGCGGGCACCAGCCCTTTGTGCTCAGGTTTTTGTCCATGAGTTTCGCTAGTTTCTCAGCGTCGCGCTGCCGTTCCGCTTGCATCGCTGGACTGTAGTACAGCGTTTCGGGATCATCCTCGCGGTGCCGCTGGAGCCGTTCGGCTGTGTTCTCGTCCAGCTCCATCATGCCGTGGGAAAAATGTCTGTGTTCAATGTTGAAATTCAGGAAGCGCCGGCGACCGAGCATGTTCGCTATCTCGCAAATCCAAGCGTCGCCGAAATCTGACGAAAAGTACGGAGGGATAAAATATCCCAGTGCTTCGACCCACCTTCGGCTTACGAAGGCGTGCGGTCCAAAGTTACTGCCGTGACCGAATACATCGGAGCCGTGCGCCAGCATGATCTTGTCGGGCACCGCTGCGAAGGCATCCTCGACCATTACATCCCAACCCTTTGTGGTGAACACCATGTCATCGTTTGCTTGGCAGACAATCGCCCCCTTGCAATGATCGAAGCATAGATTCCAATATACGGTCATCTGGCGCAGGCGCGGTCCTATTAAAATAATATCGGCGCATGTCTTGGGATCAACCTTCGCAGCCTCGGCACTCGCTTCGTCGTCCTCATCAAACATAGCCACAATCTCGACATATTTTATCGCGGTCTTTCTTACCGATTCGACCATGCGTGCGAAAATCTCCGGGCGCTTGCGGGATGGGAGAAGTAGGGAGATCATCGCCAATGCCCCTGGTGAAACACGGCCATCGCGCGCACCGCCGCCTCTTCGTAAGTCGGGCGCACCGCCTCGACCGAGAATGACGCTTTGCCAATCTTACGGCTTTGGCGGCTGCACTCCCGCGCAAACTCCATGTTTTCAAAACACTGCTCAATGAAATCACACATCTCGTCGAAATTATCTGTGCAGACCCCGTTTCCGTTAATGTAATCCTTGTAGGACAATCCCGGCTGATTCCGAGCTATTACGGGCATTCCCGCAGCAACCGCTTCCGTAAACGAGGTACACAGTGGGCGCGCACCGCTGCGGTCGAGGTTCACGAACACGCGATACTCGCTGCACATCTCGGCCATCTGCTTCGAGGTCTTGAAGTCGATCGCTCCGTCGTGGTGGTGCATCTTTCCTGGAAACCGTTCACAGAGTTTTTCCCACAGATCCACGCCGCACACCGTCTTGTCCGCAGGGCGCCAGATGTCCTTGCCCGCTAGCACGAACAAGGCTTCCTCGCGCACTCCTGTCCACGGACGCTCGAACCACCAGTCGCCTACCGGAACAGCAGCGGGGTTCACGTCAGGCAGCGCAGCGCGCCACGCATTCAAGTGCGAAGGCATCCCGAGCAGGACTGGGAAGTTTTCTATTTTCTTGAGGTAGTCGTGCGGAAGGTAGGCTGGGGAATCGTACCAGCAGACGAACACGATAATGGGACACTCGATACGTGTGCAGTGCTCGCGCCACGATGCAGCGTAGTTGAATGTTTCGACCGATTCGATCAGTAGATCGAACTTCGAGAAGTCGCATTCGCTGTAGGGCTTTTCCTCGAAGTGAATGTCGAGGCCCAGTTCCTTCCACTCCGCGATGCGTCCGTTGGCCTTGGCGAGCGGCAGGATGCGCTTATCCCATTTGTAGAGATCGTCGCAGGGCGGGCCTATGACGGTGAGTCCGGGGAAAATTGCCGCCATTTTTTCTACGAGAGCACCGACTGTCGGGTATAGCAAGCCAACCTTCACGTCGTCACCTCGGGCAGTTGATGGTTTGCGAGTCCCCAATCCTCGTCGTTTTTCATTCCGATAAACTTGGGCATGTCGCTGGAATGGATTCCGGTTCGCAGTTTGTGTTCGCTGCGGTCGTGCTCCTGGTGGATGATGGGAGCCTCAAGCCTCGCATCTTGCAGGCCCGCGTCGAGCGCATTCCACAATAGCAGCGAGTCAAGGTGTGTGTAGCTTACCAGATCAAGGTATCCGCGAAGATGGTTCCAGCGAATCCTGTGCATAAGTACGAAGTCTCCTGGGCCATCACAGATTTGCACCAGTCTCTCGCCGTCCATGTCGTGCCGCCGCGCTCGGTAAAAACAGGTGTCATCGAATGAGCAAGTGAGGCACCGCAGCATTTGTTCGCTCAGGATGATGTCCGAGTTTAGACACAGAATCCAGTCGCCCTTTGCTCTGCGAATCCCCACGTTCTTTGCGCGGTACTCGAATACTGGAAACAATTCATGTCCCGGCAGCGAGCGGTGAACTTCCGGGTACACGGTAATGATGCGCACGCCGCGATGTCGAATCTCAGTGTTGATGCGCGGGCGGTCGCCGAGCGGATTCCACTCGACGAAGATCACTTCGGCACCGAGCGGCATGATGCTTTCCAGTGAGCGGTTTAAGCGGCCTACGAAGTCGCCGCCGTAATTATCGGAGCGGCCTATTAAAATAATACTGAGTCTCAACGGGTAGCCAAACGCAGAGAGATATTTTCGGTAATCCAGTTGTGGAGCATCTTTCGGGCTTCAAATAATTCTGCTGTGTTCATAGTCGGAAGATCAAGAACCGTTGTGCTGGGGTCGTCATCATTTAGTTCCCACATCTTCGAGAACGAATCGGGTGGAATCGTAACGCCGAATTTCTCCGGCACGTTCCACACTTCACACCCTGGGTATGGTTGAAACATGTGCAGGCTTGCAGCGTCGGGGTGGCAATCTTCTATCCATTGCCGCATTTCCTCGATGGACTCCCAAGTTTCACCGGGAAAACCAATCAACAAGTAGGCGCGAGCCGAGATCCCCGCATCTTGGCAGAGCCTCACCCCTTTGGTATTCGCCTCTGGTGTTGTCCCTTTGTTCATCGCCTTCAGCATTCGACGCGAGCCGTGCTCTACGCCAAATCCCATTTCGGTGCAACCGAGAGCAGCGAGGTCTTTGAATAGCTGAGGGTCCATCAAGTTCACTCGACTCCAGCCGCGCCACAGCATTCCGTAGTCGTGGAAGAGTGCCGCGAGTTCCCGGCAACGCTTGGCCTTAATCGTGAGCACATCATCCCAAACGCGTAACGCCGTTACTCCGATTTCGGCAAGGGCTTTGACTTCCGATTCGATTTGGTCAAAGGTTTCTTCTCGAAGTTTGGTTCGGGCGTCGGCACAAAAGGAACAACCGTAGGGGCATCCTCTTGCGGTCCAGAGGGAGCCGATGGTTCTTTCTGCCACGTCGATACTGGTCCCGTGAATGGAAGTGACATTAAGCCCTCCCTTAGAATAATTTCCCCACAGATCATATGCGGGAGTTTTCATCTTCGTCACATCAGGCAGCGGCGGTGAGGGAAGGTGCTGCATCCCGAGCGGCCCGAACCATGCCACACCAGCAACCTTGGTTACATCCTCTCCCCGGTCCCACTTGTTGCAAAACTCGACGAACGATTCCTCGCACTCCCCGGTCATCAGGAAATCGAAGCCCTCGAAATACTTCTTCTGCTTGAAGTGCGCGTGCGGCCCTTCGATGATGTAGGTCACATGCGGCCCGCCAGCCACTTTCACTTTCGCCGGCCACGCCGCGGCGAGCTGCCCGCCAAACTCCGCGTTCGGGGTAACGATCGACACGCCCAGGATGTCGCAGGGTTCCATGTCCTCGTGGCGGACGATCAGTTTGTTGGTTTCGGGATCGAACGTGGAAATTTTGTGGCAGTCGATTATTTTAACTTCGTGGCCTACTTCGCGCAGGGCAGATGCGAGGTAGAGAAGCCCAAGGCTCGCGTGAAGCGACGGGTTGAACAGGGCAAAACTTGGACCGCCAGCAAGGATCACTTTAGCCATAGGTTTTATCCCAAAAATCTTTTCTGAAACCGCGTGGCCCGCAACTCTACTTTGGTGCTGCGTGCTCGGTCGCCGTGCTCAAATCTTGGTTCTGTTAGACCGCGTGGCCCGCAACTTCGGTGATTGCGAATCGCTTGGCCTGATCGCTCAGGTAGTTCCCAACGACACGGCGTTGATTGATGGTCAATAACGCTATCTGTTCATCAGCGAGGGCATTAAAAAACTTAGCGATGCAGCTAAACGCCAACGTCAGTTCGCCCGCATGCGACCCGTCAACCGCGACGATGGCAAACTGTTCCGCTAGTGCACCGCGGATGTCGTCACAGCCAATTTCAATTTCTACTTCCTGTGACATGTCAACCCACTTGGAAATTTTCACTGTCCGCCTCCCAAATGTCCGTTACGGGTCTTTTGCTTTTAGCCCCAAATCTTTCATTGCCACTTTTCCCACCGCAAAAGTTCAGCCTCGACAATTTCCGCGAGGTGCGCCGCTTTAAAGGGTTGAATCTTTCCTCGCTTCGTTAGCTCCCTGCAAATCGTTACGAAAATTAGTTGTTCACGGTCCATGTGAAAATATTCCAGCTCTGAAAGCAGAGCATAGTGTTCGCTTGGGTTTCCAATCGACATGTCAGCTTTTAGCCCCAAATCTTTTCGGCCTACGATGCCGTGCTCACCGCTCTCTGTTCCAAAAGCCTCTTGGCATAATCGGCCACGGCGTTGGAAAGTTCGGGCGGGATCGTGGCCACTCGGGCCTGATCTTCATGGCGCTTGAGGCTCATTGAAAAGGCGCGGTTGTGGTAGTACGGCTTGTCACGATACTTGCGCTTTTCTTCCTGAGTTGCCATGGCGTTCACGGCCTTTGACGATCCCCAATCAATGCCCTTTTTCACACCGCGGCTTACCAGCGGCGGCACTCCCGTTCCCCACAAATAAAACGGCCCGCAGTGATGCACGGCATTGCCCACGAATTGCTGTGCCGCTCGCACATTCTCAATCACGTAAGGCACGCCTGATTCCTCGCAAATTCTCCGCGTATACTCGAATAGCTGAATGCCCAATTTCGGGTACGGCGGATTCGGATGGAAGTGCTTCATGCCATGCACCGAAAACTGCTGGCACGGCGGCGAAGCGCAGATGAAATCGAATCTGTCATTGTTAACCCAACGCGCGTCGACATTGAGAATGTCCTCACAGATGAATTCGCAGTTCGCAAACGGAATCTCAGGTGGGCGCACCAAGTCAAGACCGATGCAATGCCACCCGCGCAGAGCAAAGGATTTACTCCAGCCCCAACGTCCGCAAAATAAATCAAGCATTCTCATTTCGGCCTACGATGCCTTCGACCACTTCACAGAAAGGTGTTCAGCTTTCATCCGATCCTTTGGCACGTCGTAGCCCACAGCCGCATTCGGCGCGCCGTGTTCTTGAAAAACTGTGCGTCCTGCGATTCGATAAAATCCGCGAGCGACAAGTACGCTTCGCCGAACGAACTGCCCGTCAGTTTATGCTCAACCAACTTCGGAAGCAATTCTTCCATGAGCCTGATCCCGAAAATTTCCTTCTCCGCGTCGGCCAGATAGTTGTGCGAGTTACGCCGATGCGTCGCCACTGGAGTTCCAAACCGCGCCGTCAATCCTAAGTGCTTCGCGCACTTCAATGCGAAGTACCCTTGAAAAATATCTCCGTAGCGATCAATCGGCGCTTCCATGCACACAAAATAATATGCGGCCATCGCGTCCCGCCGCACTGCCGTATTCTGTGAATTGATGGGGCACCAAGTATCGGGAGCCAACACCGCATTGCCCGTGCACCGCGCCACGTGTCCGGGACGCTGGAGCCAGGTAATCGCATCCACATCCGGCGCGCCTGTCCACATCCCCGCATTAATGACCACTTCCCCATCTTGCGCGTATTGTGTGTGCATCTTGAACGGTTTTCGCGCGTAGTAGGGGAATCCGCGGGCGAAGATCTCCCGCCCCATGATTTTCAGCAGATTGCAATTGTTGTACCAGCCATCTTCAGTGCTGACTAGTGGGTTGTGCTTCTCCAGCGCCGCGAGGTGCGCCCCGATAAAGTCTTCGCTCACTGGGCAGAAGTTATCATCGTCGATCGACACAATCATCTCGGCGCCTTCGACCAGCGCCATCAGGTAGCCTACGTTGCGGCGATTGTCGGAGTTGAAAGGGATTTCTTGCGGTGGTAAACCCACGATCTTGAGGAATGAATCTTGCTCCCCCATCGTCGGACACTTGACCGCTTTGCGAATCCTCTGCGCTCGCGTTTTCATGTCCGGTATTAAAATAATACTGGCTTCGCGTCCAAACCTGCTGAGATTATCAAGGTACCCGTCGAGGAGTTCTTCGCAGTCGTTGATCGAGGTCAGAACTATCGCGGCTTTCACTCCTCACCCCTCATTCGACGATCTTCGCTTTCCCTCCACACATCCCGCAGTAGTACCCCTTCTCGGCTCCGTGGATGCAGGTCGGTTTATCACCGTTACCGGCTCTTTTGCCAGCAGGCTTCCGCTTTCGAGTTCTAGCAGGCTCCCGTCCGCTAACCGTTGGTACCGCCTCACTCCTAGGCACGTCCATTGCTCCACTATCTTGATCTTCTCGGGATTCCTCATCCTCTACCTCATTCTGGTTGCGGAGCCGAGAGTTGCACTCGGAATTCGAGCTTATGAGGCTCGCGTGATCCTGTTTCACTACCCCGCTCCCGCTCGGCGTTGCCAACTTCCCAACCACATACTGCTTCAGCGTCAATCCACACTCGACCGCATCCTTCTTCAACTGCTTTAATAATGCGTCACTGATGTCACGGATGTGGAGTGCTGCCATGCCCCGCAATCTGTCACACTCGTCACACCTTGTCAAGTAGATTCTGTCACACCTGTCACATATTCTACTTGGGCATGAAACCACCCTGATTTCTGTGAGGGCCTAGTGGAAGCGATCTTCCCTGAACCCGCATAAACAGGCCGGGGGCTTGCCAATTAGGTCAAAGGGTACCCGGAAAGCTTGTCCGCCGGCGTGTGTGGTGCGCGCGCTAATCGCCCGCCGTTCGCGTGGCAATCGATCGGCAATTAAACAGCAACGCATCGGCAGACGGATGCCCAACATGGTCTGATAAACAACAATATGTGTTGGTGGAAGTCTATTGCTTTGTTGCACTTCACTCTAAATGAAGCGTACTTCCTGAACGTGGCTTTTGTATCTCATTCATTTTAAGAGACTTTAACTTTCGCCGTTCTTCGTTGTACTTCACGAGCGGATGCTCACCGCGTAGCTTGTACAGCCGTTGGACTGCGCGTCCACCCTTGATGGCCTGCAAGCGCAAACCCCATGCGCGACGGGCCGCGAATGGCAACGACATGCGCATGCGCCTGACCGTCAATCTGGCTTTGAGAGTGCGGTCTGTAGTTAGCTTGGACACGGGCAAAAGGGTAGCAGGTGAGCGGAGAATTTACAATATGTTCGCCTGTTTCGCCTGATTTAGAGATTGACACATTATGCCCAACAAGAGTATCGTCCATTTACACAAGGCGTTTACCAGACGCCAAGGGAGAGAGAATGGCACACAAACTACACATCACATCATTGAATGACGCGCAAGCGGAATGTGCTTGTTTGCGTTGGTCGTATGTTCGCACGGGATATGCGACGGTTGAAGAGATCCGCGCGGAGTATCAAAAGCATTTGAATGCGGGTCGGAATCGAGCACGGCGCGAACGGAATCAGGGTATGCGGGATCTCGGTCTAGTGCGTGTTCGCGGCGCGCTAGGCGGGATTTACTGGGAATAGGTGAATCGACCATGAGCACACAAAGCCTGTTTCCGAATAGCGACCCGAGCGTATTCAATCAGCACCTTAACAAGCCACTGGCCGAAAAGTATCGACCCTCCACGATTCCCGAGTTTATCGGGCTCGACAAGGTGAAGAAGATACTCGCGGCGTTCGCCACGCGGCCCACTGTTAGCGCGTGGGTGTTTGTCGGACCGCCTGGCACGGGTAAAACGTCTATGGCGCAGGCATTGTGTGCGGCGATCGGCGGCGAATTCCACCATATCCCGAGTCAACGGTGTACCGCGCAAGCGATTGATGAAGTAACGCGCATGTGCTGGTACTGTCCGCAAGGTGGCGGCTTCCACGTGGTCTGTGTCGATGAATTTGACCGAATGACCGATGGCGCCCAGCTCGCGCTATTGTCGAAATTGGACAGCACTGCGGCGCCACCGCAAACGATCTGGATCTTCACGGGCAATGGCACCGATGGCATGGAGAAACGATTCCTGTCTAGGTGTCGCGTGTTGGAGTTCAGCTCTTACGGGATGCGCGAAGCACTCGCAGAATTGCTTGCGCGAGTGTGGACCGTCGAAGCGAAGCCTACCTCGACCGTACCAGACTTCCTACGCATAGCAAAAGACGCGACAAACAACGTCAGGACCGCACTTATGGCCCTAGAATTAGAATTGCTCGCGCAGTAGGCAGTATTATTTTAATAATAGGAGCGTAAGTCTATGAAACCAATGACTAATTTTGAAATCGTTTTCTTCCTTACCGCGACTGCGACATGGACACTGGCTCTCTGCCGCATTTTCGCGCACCTGCTAGGAGCGTAACCCCGCACGCGGAAGCGGGTACAGTCCGGTCAGGACTTTAAACACGGAGGCAACATGGTCAGCACAAAAGACAAACTGGAGTTCGTTTATGTTATGGCACATCATTCCTCAGTTCCTTTGGGTGCTCTGTATCGCGTGATGCGCCTTGCTTCTACGTATCAACGGATCATGGAGTTACACTGCAATGGGAATTGTCCCTATCGCCATTCTCATAACGATGTCTGCATCAAATCTGAACGTATCAGGCAGCGCATTGAGGATGAACTTGACCCGTACTTGTGCAAGCCATGCTTTCAGGGTGATCCTCGCGGATGCTGTGTCAAAGTCATTGTCCCTGACGGCTGCACAAACGACATGGGCCAAGAAGGAATCTGTGTACCAGCTTGATCTTAGCGCCGGCTCCTCTTGGAAGCCCCCTGGACGCACGGTCCAGCTTTCTCCTAGTCGGCGCTTAGCCTTCGCGGGTGGTACCGCGACAGCCGAGGTAGGTAAGCCTCGGTAAAATTATTCTTGGAGGTCAAATCATGGACATCAAGCAAACGGAAGCGCGGCTTGCGGAGGCCGATCGGCTCTTGCAGCTCGCGCCGATCTTTACCCGCTGCCAGAAATGCGGCGCCGAGTGCATCCGTACTGGGGACAAATTGTGCGTGCTGTGCGCGCTGGATGTTGCGATAGGGCAGATCGCGGGGATGAAATGAAATTCTCTCCGAAAATAGAACGCTTTCGATTCCGGGATGGCGAGTACGGATCTAATCCTGGGGATGACTACGGCGCTTTTCTGATTGATGGACCGTGCGGGCGCAAATTGATGGTAATTGCTAGTCCTGGGGATGCGAACGAAGGCATTCCTTGGGAGCATGTCTCCGTATCGCTGCGCAATCGCCCGCCAAACTGGGAAGAAATGTGTTACATCAAATCGCTGTTTTGGGATGATGAGGAAACCGTGATGCAGCTACACCCACCGCGTTCCAAGTGGATCAACAATCATCCAAACTGTCTGCATATGTGGCGTCCGCTTAATCAGGAAATTCCCCTGCCGCCGTCGATTGCTGTCGGACTCAAGGAACTGGGCACGCTCGAACCCTGAAACCTCATAGAACGCCATTACAGCCACGATCTCGCCGGCAGGGGTAACAAACCCGCTTTCCTTCCTATCGGGCCTTAAAACTCACTGAGAATCTGTTTCTTGTGACTTCTGCGGGGCTTCGGCGATGGTTCTAGCCAGTGTCCACAAGATTCCGTCAAGGTTGGTAATCTCTTCCGTCGTCAGGCTGTCGCGCAGGTGCGGCATGATCTTCTGGATCAGCAGCTCGTAAATGGCGTCTCGGGTCATTATTCGCTTTCCTCATCATCTTGGATGTAATCCGATGACCAATTTTCCGGCTCTGGACAGCACTCCGAGCAACAGTCGCACAATGGGCATACCGAAACTCCCATTTCGCCACATTCGTCGCAGGTAGCCATTATTATTTTAATACCTCTGCTTTCTTCCGCTTCGCGTAGATCAAAAGACTTACGTTGAGGCACGCTAAACAGAGTTCTGCTTTTTCCGCTACATATCCCGCTTGCCCGCACCTTACGCAACGCGCCTCTGGCGCCAGCTTAATCAGCAACTTGGGCAGCTTCATAGGTCATGCTCCGTCAATGTCCACCGCTTCCGCTTCCCTCGGGCACCCATCTTCGCCCAGGCGTGGACCGTGATCCCGCCGCCGCAGGCGACCCACTGCTTCGTGATCGGATTCGCCTTGATCTTCGTGATGTGCTCGGCGAGGTGCGCGTTGTCCGTCACCTGTATCCCTACGATCTGACCATCCTGGCTGTCCATGCTCAACGATAACCAGACCAGATCGAACAGGTTGAAGAGGTCACGCCGGATGTTGGCGCCGGGTATCCACCGCTCGGCCTTGTCCACTGGGCAATGCGGCGCCCGCTTGCGCAGCTCGGCCAGTGATCGTGAAACGAGAGATGTCACTTTTCCTCTTCCTTGAATAAATCTCCGCTCTTTGACGGCTCGACTGACTTCTTCTTAATCGGGGTCTGATGCTCTGAGCACGGCCCTTTTCGGCCTCCGTCAATTCGGTGCATCGTCGTGCGGTTACACTTGTTGCACCACGCGGAAGCCGCTTCTGTATTTCTGGTGTAGTGCTCGGACATTACTCGTCCTTTTCCTTTTCCTTGTGGATTCGAACCTTCACCTTCTCACCCTCGGGCACCAGTTCAATTTCGATGTCCTCGTACTTGTACGTCTTTTTGTTATAACGGTGCATCAGCGTGATCAATTTGGTTTTCAGTTCGACTTCCTTCTTCGTCAGTTCCATGCGCTCATCCCGTCCTTCGGCATAGTCGAGTGCCGCTTGGTCGAGTTCATTGATACGTCTGTCCTCCATCCCTGGCAAATCCTGCTGCTTGGCCCGTTTTGTCGCTGCCGCTTTCGCCATGTCGCTCCTTTATGCGTGTTTCGCGTGTTTGCTGCCTCGATGACAGCCGTTCTGGAATGGCCCGCACAACGTCTGTAAATTCTCGATGTTATCGTGCCGCTTTTGCCCGTAATTTTTGGCTACATGGTCCATTTCCATTTGCTCAAACGTCACGTACACCCCGCACTCAACGCATCGCCGGCCGTCCCGCTCCCATACCTCCCACCGCCGATTACGGATGTCCACCCCCTTCAGGTACTCTAGCCCGTCCTGGTGCACCTGTGATCGACGGTCCAGGTACGTGCCGTCGCCGCGGCGTTGCGCGGTCAACTCGCGGTCAACACGGATGGATTCATGCTTCGGCATTATCGTCCCACGATGGCATACGAAAGCGCATAATAGCACTATCAGGAGGTTCTATGAAGGATAGGAAGTGCAAGCACTGCGGTACATTTTTTGAAGCCGTACGGCCCATCTTCCAAAAATATTGTAGTAGGAAATGCAGGACAGCGAGAAACAATCTAAAGGCAGGGAAATGTGGAACCGGATTGCCGTCAGCAACGACTGGAGCGATGAACGAGTTGCGCGTATGTGCTGACCTTCTCTCAAAAGGATTTGAAGTTTTTAGGGCTGTCAGTTCATCATGCTCTTGTGATCTTGCGATTCTAAAAGATGGCCGATTGCTGCGAGTTGAAGTCAGAACTGGGTACAGAAATAAAAACAATACCGTATCAGTAGACATGAAGTCTAAAATTGGGAAGTTCGATATTTTCGCCTGCGTTGTCCGTGATGAGATCATTTACACACCTGAATTTTATTCTGAATCATTTCCAACGAGTTCAGTCTTAATCCGCACGTCGGATAACTGTGAATCAACTACCATTTGAGCAATTCCTTCCCAAATGGTGATGAGATTGGCTGTACGTTTAACTTCATCACTGAGATCAAGCTGTAAGACGTTAGCTACCCTCTCTTGGGCACGGATCATCAACCCATAGACCCCCTCTGGAACGCGCAGCGCGAATGTTTTCCATCCCTCCGGCGCTTCTTTCGTCGTTCCCTCGACCCGAGCCTTGAACTCTGCCGGCTTCTCACTTACCGCGCGTTCAATCATCTTCGGGTCGCGCCGCGTCTTTTCCGGCAATCGCGCGAGGGTGTGGGCGTTACCCTCCGGCATCGCTTCCAACTGGGCGTCAGTGACATGCTTCAAAGCCCGAATGTTGTGCAGCAGTCGCAGGAAGTGGCTCACGCTCGTTTCTATCCCGACATGCTCCAGCCACGCGGCCAGATCCTCAAACCCGGCAATCTCGTACTCGCGGCGGTCTACGCTCGCGGCGATCGTGCGCAGGATGCGAATCCGCATTTTCTTCGCCGTGCCTACCTCCCGCTTGATCTCGGCGGTTCTGGCGAGAGCTTCCTTTTTCGTGATGGCAAGGTTGGGCATTAGAGTTGTTTTAGACTGTATTTCCCGCCAGCGCGATTGATAAGCCCCATCTTGTAAAGCTCACTGGTAATCCCGTTCAGACTGCCTTCGGGAACCTGGGAGGCTACGCGCAACTGAACGCGCGTCATTTCTCCGTGCTCCAAAAGCGATTTCAAAATAGCGCCGCGATTGCCCCCAAGTTTCTGAATCCATTTGTCCCATACAGAATTCGCGCGCGATGTCGTTTCGACTTGAGGGGGCGTTACTTCTCCGGCATCGACGCGTGATATTTCCCCGAATAACATTTTTAGAACCTTGTGGACTTGAGCGAGTGGCGATTCCCGTAAAGCTCGTATCACTTGGAGGGCGTCGGAACTAGCTTGTTTGGCCATTTCCTCGCCGTCTTTGGCATCGCGCAATTCTTGTTCCAAGCCCGCGATCTCCCGACGAAGGCGCGTCACTTCATCGGTGCCGGATTGTTCAGCGAGAAACGGCTGCGCCATGACTGGCCTCCTGCGGCAATGCCGCGAATCCCTTCATGGCCCGTTCCAGCAGTCCAGACGTACCATCCCGTTCCATCTGCCGCAGCGAGTGAATCGTCATGCGGATCGCGTTGATGTTCCACCGCGACTCTTTGAAGTTATCGCAGGGCACGCAAAAGTCTCTCGACGCACCAGACATGCGATTCACATAGGCGAGTGCATTCCGCTTGTGCTTGTCGAGCGCGTGCCAAGTTTCCACGTCGCCGCCCTTGTCGGGATGGAACGGTGCCGCTTTGCGCGTGAACGCTTCTTTGATCTCTTCGATCGTGGGAGCTGGGTTTTCAATTCCCAAGGCATGCTGCCAACTAAAATCCTCTTCGCCTCTACGCCGCGAGAACCAAACAGCAATCGAGGGATCTGGCGCGGAGCGCAGATCATCAGGATCACGGCGTGTGATGACTGGAGCGACAGCCCCAAACCGTTTCAGTTCCAGTTCCAGCGCATCGACCGCGTGACGCTCAGTCTTTTTCCAAGCCGGCCGTGATTCCCTGTTTTGCAGTGGCGTCCTCGGCCAGCCCTCGGGCCACGCCAGCGGATAGATTTCTTTCATTGGTTTCTCCCTTTCTAGTCGGCAGACGTTATTATTTTAATAAATCATCGCCTTGCACTTGGGACACTGCGCCGGTCGCCATGCGGCGCACAGTTTCGCCGTACAGTTCCCACAGAAGAACCATTTCGACTCTAGCCACTCTTTGATGGTTTTCATGCCGGACTCGCCATTTTTAATAAACTCGGGAACGGGAGTTCTATCTTCGAGGCCAAAAACGATGTGCCATTATTCGATTGCTTTACGTGCCATATGAGAAGCTCATCGGCGGAATTGAGGAATAAAAACGAGGGCAACCAGATCAGCCGTATCTCGCCGTCACCTTCCCATCCAGCCATCTCAAATTCTTGGCGGACAGCGGCCATCACGTCCTCAAAATTATCGTCGGTCCATTTTTTGTACCAAGCCTCACACGGATGAATAGTAAAATCTTGGTAATCAATGTGCTGGTAGGTGTATACATGGAATTTATATCCGCTCATTCGATCCTCTCGATCTGGTACTCATAGCGATTCTTTGGCCCACGCCGATTGATCTTGTACGGCCCCGTCACTATCGCAGTAAGCCCGACATGAACTTGATTTATGGAACACCCGAGCAATTCCGATAATTGCCGCGCTGTGTACCAGTATCCACCGGCCGCAGCCCTGGTCATCACTTCACGTAATCTGCTGCCGCAGGTCTCTGTGTAGTGGTCATGGTTGCCTGACATAATGACTGCGTTTCCCTTTCCGTTTATTCACTTGTTTTACGCTCTTGATGAGTTCGATCTCTTGGGGCGTCCGAGGTAGATCATCGCTCAAATCTTGGTTCAGCGCCCACTCAGTCAAGGGTACCCCGTTCACTGTGGGAATAAGCTCCACACTCGGAATCTCAAGTTCAGTCGCCTTGCGTTCTTGGCGTGCTTTCTGCTTTATTACGTTGTCCAGCGACAGCTTTTCCGCGAGTGTCGCAAACGCCTCATTTATCACCTGTAAATCTTCTTGCGAAAGTCGATTGCCTTCATCGTAGTGGGTGCTTGGGGAATGGCCGTAAGACACAGCCGCTTCCTCTTGCCGTTTACGCACATTGGCCCAGGACTCCGCAATCTCTCCGCTTGAGGGAAAAAACTTCCAGTATGTTAGTCCTTCCTCGCAGGCTTTTCGCAATTGCTCGGGCGAGAGATGCCTTAAAGCAATCTCGTACCCCGCAACACCAACTGCGGTCAGCGGACCCAACTCTTTATTTCGCGGTAATAATTCTCCGAATATCTTCAGGTAAGAGTTCAGGGTGTCCAAGAACTTTTCGTGCTTCAGCTTCTCCTTCTCTTCTTCTTTCTGCCGGGCTTCTCGCTGGCTCTGCTTCGACATGTACATACTCCTTTTTCTGATACCCACCCTTGGATGGAAAATGACGCTTGCCTGCCTGTGACTTTCTAATTGCTGAGGCACTATGCCTGCCCTGCACAGGACAGAATTGCATAAGCTTTCCGCAGATGGCGCATTCGTCTGGTGCTGCGCTTTCCACTGACGGTTGCTTTACTGATGGTTCTAATGACGGTTCGGGTGCAACGGCTTGCACCCCTTTCGCCTTTTGGTGCACCCCTTTCGCCTCAGATTTTGCACCCCCGGGGTGCAAACTTTGCACCCATCTTAAAAATTTAGGAAAACGGTAGGTATTCGTTCCTAGAGGCGAAGATTGCGGGTCTACTTCCAACTCTCCCATCTCTTGTAGATGTTTGATCGAGTAGTGCACAGATCGTTCACTGAGGCGGGATTCTCTGGCAATGGTCCCGATAGATGGGAACGCTTCTCCGTTGTCATTTGAAACGCGGTGGGCTATTGCTCCAAGGACGAGACGATCGGCGAGTTCTGAATCCGAAAACTCCATTACCCATGTAGTTGCTTGATGGCTCAAATCGAAATCCCCTCATCCGGGAAAATCGGAAGCCGTGGGATGAGCACGGCCCCCGTCTCAACAAAAAACGCCGTTGCGGCGCGGGCGAGATAATAGATTTAGCCAGCATTTCGTGTCAAGGGTAAATGCCCATGTCAGTCTGTGGATTTCCTGTGGATGTGTGGGAAAAGTTATCGGGATTGCCGAAGGCTTTATCCATTTAGACCGCTTTCACTCAACAGCGGGCCTTACTGGTGGTGCAGGGTGCGTGCTCCGGTTCCGCGTTGAGTTCGGCGCACAGCTTGCGGGCACGGGCTTCGGCGTTGGGAATTGTTTTATTGAATTGCGCCGCCACCTTATATTCCCGTTCGGAATGATGTTCGTCTTGTATCCATAACCACCAATCGGATTGCTCGATTCGGTATCTCGGCTCCGGTTTCGGCTGCGGGCGCTGGAGGGTGCCGACGTGATGCTGCCATTGTTTAAACCTTTCTGTCCCCTGTGAAAACTCCATGACTTTACCGCACCCGCAAAGAATGTCTCCGCCAGCCTCATCATAGGGTATGTACCGGTGCTGGCTTGCCAGTTTCAGGGCTTCGGTCCAGATGGCTGATTCGTTTTCGGTCATGGTTTGTTCCCCCTAGCTATCTTTTGTTGTCGCCTTACCGCCATGTGGTACAACTCACGGTATCCGAAACCCCCACGCTCGCTGATTCGTTCAATGCTTTGGGCCGTTCCGTAAAGTTCAGAATAGAGTCGATAAAGAGCCTCTCCAACGTACCAAGGAACTGAAACACTAGGCTTGCCATCCTCGCCAATCATGGGAAATTCTTTGTCGGTCACAGTTCGTTCCTCCAAAATCGCACCTCGTTCGTCGCTCATGTGCCGCGATTACTGCTGGAACCCGGAATTGATTCCGTCAATGGGTTTCAGAGGGCATCACATCCTTCCTTAAATCCCTTTCACGCAGCGCTCACGGCTGTTTATCCAGCAGGATCAGAGCAAGCCTGTCGATTTCGGCCATCTTGATCCCGAGCCATTCAATGCAATCGGAGAGGAACAATCTTTCGTTTTTATCAGAGGCTAGTACATGAATGGCGCGCAGTAATTCAATGTCGGAATCGGATTCGGTGTATTTTTTCTCTAAGATGGTAGCCAACACGCCTCCCAAAGTTCAGTTAAAAGAAAACGATCTAAAACTTACTCTTTGCAAATCCCTTTCACGCAACCTTCGGCCTGAGAGATGTTACGTTCCATTTCTGCGGCACACTTTATTGCCTCTACGATTTGTGGATCGTCAGCCACATTCTTTCCGATGCGAATACGCTCTATAACCCAAGCCCTGATTGCTACTGGGGCGGCAACATCACGGCCCAATAAAACGAATGTCATCTCATTATCCTTGGCGCGATTCATGCAACTAGAGGGGTCAGTTAACTCGTTACGTTTTATCATCCCCCCTGCTCCCTCTCCCGCTTGTGCTCTATCCTACGTACTTCTGCTCCAAGCTCTAGAGCATTCATCTCGGGTGCCGACAGCACAGCAACGATAACGCCATTTCTGGTAATGTTAAAAATTTCCCCCATTTGAACCTGCATCAAAATATCGCCAGGAGTTTTACGCAGGTCCATTGCCGTAATGGTTTCCTCTTGGCCAACGAGAGACTTGCTTTTAGTTAATCTTGTGTGAGGCATTAACTTATTCCCTCTCCCGCTTGATGCGGGCGAGATTGGCGCGGGCCGCTGAAATAGCTGTGTCATACATCCGACACTCGTAGCAGTGGACCGGGATGTGTAAAGCGTTTGGTTCTCTGTAGTCCAAGTCACTACGGTGCCAGCTATTACAAACCCCAAGCTGTTTCAGCACATCCTCCGCTACTCTCTCTTCTAGCGCCAATCGGTGCGGGAGCTTGGCGAGGGCGAGAATGGCGTCAATCGATTCTTGTAATGTTTCACAATACTGCTGCTCTAGTTCATTGGCTTCCCAAACGTTTGTTTCTCGATCAACTTGGCCATGTTCTGACTCATATTGATCCTTCCACCCTTGTAACTTATTAGCCGCCAACTGCACGATAGCCGCTATTTCCGCTCGGGATGTGGTGAGTTTTTCAAATGCATCTTCAAATAGCTTTTGGAATTGGTCGCGTTCGGATTCTAGGGTGAAAATATGCTTTCGCAGCGTCATCCAAATATCAAACTCTTCGTCAGTAGCTTCGATGGGAGCCCTTACAGCGATCAGTTCGGCTTCTAGCTGCTCGATCCGATCTAAATATCCTTGCATTTGTGCCGCCGTTAAGATCATGGCTGCTCCCTCACAGTAGACTCCGGTTTATCCAGCAGGGCGCGGATGGCCGCTGCGTCTGAATCATGGCAACCACCATTACAATCATCGCCTTCTTCCGTTGGAATGCAAACACCAGCCGCGTCAAGTAGGGCTTGATTTCGCACCCGCTTACTCAGTTCGGCATCATGGTCTTTCTCTCCCGAGCACCATGAACATACCCCAGGAATGCGCGGAGAATGCTCAAGCAAGTGGCGTTCCCATTCAGCCAATTCCCACTCTCTGCCGTGTCGAAAGCCGGTTTTGTTAGCCGCTTCCAGGTCCCGTTGCTCCTGGGCTTGCTGCTCCTGCCACAATTTAGTGAGAGCGGCAGTGATTTCAGCAGTCATCTCTTTCTCTGTGTCATCAGGGTAAAAATACTGGTCCACAACTTCGCGTATCGCTTCTTTCCACTTCTCAGGTAGGCCGCTCATGAAGTTCCTTTCTTCCTAAAACGACCTACGAGAAAGTCAAGGTTGGCTTGGAGCATTCTCGGTGTGCCGATTTTCTCTAATGCTTTTACGCACATTTTCAGTGCTCGAATATCGGGATCAAGTTTCTTGCTCATGGATCAAATTCCTTTCTTTGTAGACCGTTTTCTCGCAACTGGACCCATTGATCTATGAAAGTCTTCTAGCTGCATGTCCCATTCCACGAGGGCGTGAACGGCCGTATTCATTCCCCATCGTTTCTTGCAGCGAACGCATCCGACTAGGTGACAGAAATCCGACAACCGCATAATCTCCGCGTATTGATGACCGAAAACCCAGCACAAAAGTTTTCTCATTGATCTCGTACTCCACGCGCCTCGCCCCGGCCTGTCAGTTACGCGCCAGTCGGTTTCAAACCAAAACCGTTTCCGCGCTCAGTCTGCTAGGATTTGATGCTCGCATGTAATTACCACGTCCGTTCCAACGATGGGAATAAAGCCGTCATACCGAAGTTCAAAGTTACGTCCTCCACAAAGGCAGTTTGTATAATTCGCGCACGGCCTAGCTTCAGCCATTTTTCCGTTAAGGCGCGTTCTCCGCTCAGAGGGCGGCCCTTTAACATCGCCCAGAAAATGAACCTCTCCATCGGGCGGCGCAATTCTCACAGGTCGCCAGCTATCGGCAGCGCCGGCGCCGGAGTCGGACTCGAAACTCTTGATGATCTCGGAATCTTCCATTGCTCCTCCCAAATTCCAGTTACGCGCCAGTCGGTTCAGCTAAAAACGGCTTCATGGTCAATTTCTTTGACAGATACAGCGGATGCGCCGGACTTCCCGTCATTTTATTTATTTTTAGGTAGAACAACGTCCTCCCGGAAAGCATCTCAAGCACATCGCATTCTCTCTGCCGCAGGGATTTGTGTAAGCTGCCCCACGCGCAAATCACTTGCCTCGAAACTGTCTCACGCTCAATGTATCCGTCGTTTTCCGGGCCATTCGGATCGGTGGTTTGCAGCAGCCCTCCGGGCCACGTTGAACGCCATGCAAAAATATTCAAGATGATCACGCCGCCGTACCCTTCATTTAGTCCTCGAGCAATGTAGCGGCGTATGGTCGGATCGTCGCGACGCTCGTCTGCCGTCGAAGGATTGAGCATGATCCAAACCAGCGGCGGCTTTTCGCTCCAAATGCGCCGGAGTCGATAGCGATATTTTCGGTCCGGGCTGAAATTGGCGTCGAGCTTCACTCAGGTACCTCGCAGTTCCGTTACGCGCCAGTGATTTCAAAAAGCCATTTTACCGACGAGTTCCCCGCTACAGTATTGAAATAACAATCCTGGGAGCCGGAGAATGTATGGGTTAGTATCCCGAGTCTCCCAGGACTTGCGCGCTGCGTGTGCGGGCAAGATCAAGTCCTATCCTCGATTGGCTCCGTGAAAAATTCCTCGCCATCGAGACTTACGATACCAACGACATTGGTGTACTGGCCCTTCGTTTCCAGTGTCAGCACCGCTGGCCGTCCAACGTGATGCTCGATATGGGGCCATAGGCGTTTTCCCCAGCAGCTCGCCCTCTTACCGTCCCACTCCACCGCTAGATATTCTTTGGCACCCGGCTTGGTCCCGCGCACTCGCTTCGCCGAGGTAATGATGGGATCACTTCCGTTGCTTGGTTCCGGTTCGTCCTCGATGACGGGCATCGGCGGGATATTCGCCTTCGGTGGCGCCAGTGGGCCACGCTGCGGTGCTTCCATCCAAATCGTGCCTACGTTGTGCTTCTTGCACAGGTCTACGAATTTAAATCCGTTCTTGGCGGGAATGATCGCTATATTCCCTTCCCACTTCCACCCCAGTTCGGCCATCATTTTGTTATCCAGGTTCGAGCGCACGATCGGCAACCCATTGCCTGACAGGGCTACGAATCCCTCTTTGTACGGGGTTAGGGTTACGTTCTCCTGGCCCGTGCTTGCTGGCTTCGCGGTTCGCGCCGCGGGTGGCGCCGCCTTCTTGGGTGGCTCTTGACTCTTATGATTATTGGCGGGCGGTTCCTCTGCCGGCTGGATGTCGTCCATGTCCTGCGTGAATAGTCCGCTCGACCGGGTAGCTGAGAGTACCGCGTCCACCTTCGCGCGCTTCTTTGCCATCTTCAGGATCGTGTTCTTCAGAGTTGCCACGTCATCGTTCTGTGTTTTCCCGACTTGCTGTGAGATAATCGAATCATCTTCAATTGGGAATTTCGCGCCGCAGCCGTCCGACTTGCCTTCTTTCCTCCAGCACAGCCACCCGCCACCGTATTCCTCTTTCCCTTTGATAATGGTTTCTTTGCCGCAGGCAGGGCACGCCCGCTTGTTTTCGCGCCAGCGATATTTTCCCTCGAACGAATTGCATGAGCCGAGGCCCGTAGACACGAGCTGTCCAGTACGCTTCGATACCAGTGAGCATTCAACCTCATAGTCGAACAGGCTGCGGTCCCAATCCTCCGTCCGGTTCGTCACTTGGTACTTATCGGCTAGCGCGTAGATGTCGCAGAGCTTGTCAGCACCGGATTTATACAGCGTCGGTTTCGGCGTACCGGGGATCTTGCCGAAGTCCTCGCCTTCCTTCATGTAAAATTCCACGAACTTTTGCAGTTCGGCGAGTCGGTTTTGAGCTGTGTCTAGATCGAATGCCGGGGTCAGCATCAGGTCCGCCGGCGCAGCACGGATAATTTGCGTCGTGCGGGGGGCCAGTTCGGTAAATTCCGTTTCTTCTTCCTTCGTCTGTTTAGCCATTGTTACCTCCACGCGCCGGATGGTGTTTTCACTAAACGTGTGCCGGGAATGTCGTACTTGTCCTTACGGTTCGTTGCTTCCGATCTCAGTTCGCTCTCTATGCTCTTTTTGAAACTGGCACTGTAGCCAAACAGCGTCAGCAGGTATTGGTCACTCACCAGATGTGTCAAAAACGCTTTCATGTCCACAATTTCTGCCGAGTACAGCATCCGGCTACTCATGCCTGACGGTGCCGCAGCCTCAGCCTGAACCACCGCTGCGGGCGTTGCCTTGATTTCCTGTCTCACGTCGGCGATCTCTTCCTTGCTGGCACCCATCCTTTTCAGGTCCGCAGCCATGCTCCGCGCGTCCGCTTCGTTCTTCCTGCGTTGTTCCTCATCGGCTTCACGCTGCTTGCGCTGTTTTTCGGCTTCGACATCGGCCAGATACTTCGCTGCCAGAGCCTTGAGCATCTTCAGCGGGCGTTCCACAGGCGCCTTGAACTCGTCCTGCGCGGCTATCGCCGATTTCCAGGCACGATGCGTTGCCTCGCGCACCGGGTCCATGATGCGGTCCACGGCTTTCAGCCACTCGACTGCTAGCTGAATATGTTTGCTTGCATGGTTCAGCGATAGTTGGTCGGTAATTTTACACGCCAAGAGTTGTTCGGAAAGCTGCGGCTGTCTCTGCGCGAGTGCTACTTGGGGAGCACGATCAAAGCTAATGTCCACCTGAACGTGTCCTTCTCGCGGCGGCACCTTCGCTGTTGCTTCAGATTTTGTGCTCATCATCGTCCTCCATTCGGCGTAAACGCGACGGCCAGCAGCCACGCGCACACGATCAGCAGGGCCACGCCAACCAGCGCCATTACTTCGTTAAACACTGCGTACTTATTAAAATAATATCGCTTCATGTGGACCGTCCTTGTTCGCCTCGTTTCGTTGCATCGCCGAGAATTTTGATGACAAAATCCTTCAGTGTCAACCCGCGCAGCGTTGCTTGAATCTTTAGCGTTGTCAGTAAATGATTGGGAAATTTGCGAATGTTCAGATTCGTAGTGTCTCGCATGGGACATCTGTATCATGTGTACCAAATCAGTGTCAAGGAGTATTTCTAGTGGCAGTATTCGGCAATCGTGATATTCTCCCGCGAGAGGAAACTACCCAATGAATCTTTTGACTCGCAGGGATTTCAGCAAGTGGACGGGTAAGGTGCTCCTACTGTTCTCCGCTGGCACCTCAGCACTGTTTCTCGGTGGCTGCAACGTGTTCAATGACATCCTTACGTGGATTCCGATTGGCCTAACCGCGCTCCAGGGCATCGTGACCGTTCTTGGCCCGCTGATGCCTCCAGGTGCCGCCGCGATTATCGTGCTCATCAAGGCCACCTTTGCCGACCTCTCCGCTGCCATCAGTGAGTACAATGCGGACGCGAATCCAACTGACAAGGCTACCCTGCTGGCGAAGATTCGCACCTTCCTAAGCGACATCGTGAACAACTTCCAAACCTTCTTCAACGCGCTCAATATCGGCAACAATCCAATCTTGAATATCGTTATCGGCCTAGCGAATGTGATCCTCGCCGCCATCGAGGGATTTATGGGCCAGCTTCCCGCAACGGGCACTAAGACGCTCACAACTTCCTTTCACGTCGGGGCGAGACAACTCACGGTGACTCCTAAGTTTTACAATCGCGTAAGCGACTTTAAGCACGACTATAATGCGGTTGCCGCAGCAGCCGGGCATCCAGAAATCTCAATTCACTAGCATGAAACGAATCGCCTTCGTCACTACGTGCAAGAATCGCGCCCAGCATCTCAAGTCAACCCTTCCCCGCAATCTCGCCGACAACGCATCCTACGCGAACGCCGTATTCGTCGTCCTTGACTATTCCAGCCCTGATGATCTGCTTCCTTATCTCTTTAGGAATCACCAGCAGGACATCGAATCTGGTCGGCTAGTCGTCTACTCTTTCCTTGATCCGGTGCCTGGGCCGTTTCGTATGGCCCACGCTAAAAATTTAGCGGCCAGGTGCGGCATCCTCGAAGGCGCGGACATTCTCGTTACCCTCGATGCGGACAATTACACTGGCCTCGGATTCGCTCAATTTATCAGCGACCAGTTCGCCGAGCCGCGGATATTCCTATGCCCTGATTTTCCGCTCATCCATAGCCTTCCCCACGGTCCTTCCCGTCCGATGCGTGGCTATGCCGGTCGCCTGGCAATCCGGGCGCAAGACTTCATCAAGACCGGAGGGTACGACGAGATTTTCGATGTTTGGGGCAGCGAAGATATGGACATGATCTTCCGCCTGCAACGGATGGGCTATTCGATGCGGCACATCGACAACGGCTTCCTGAATACGATCCCCCATCCCGCCGAGATTCGCTTCAAAGAGTATCCCGAGGCGCAGAAGTATGAAACCAAGCAGCATGTACTGACCGTGGCCGCTCGCACGCAAACAGTTGTGAATTACGGGCGGTTCGGCCTCGGCGCGGTGCGGCGTCATCCCGACTCGCGCACCATCACGCTTACACCGCTGCCGACCCGCATCTTCGGAATTGGAATGCACAAGACGGCGACCAGCTCGCTACACAAAGCATTTCAGGCTCTCGGCTTCGATAGCTTTCATTGGGGTGCCGGAGAAGCTCCCTTGATCTGGTGGGAGTCGCAGCAGGGCAGATCAAAAACTCTCGAACGCTGGTACGCGCTCTCCGATAACCCGATTCCCTTGCTCTATCGGCAATTAGACAGTTTGTATCCCGGCTCGAAGTTCATCCTCACGGTGCGCGACGAGCGGAATTGGATCAAAAGCGTGGAGAGGCTTTGGGACTACCGCTACAATCCTACCCGCTGGGTGTGGGATAAATATCCCTTCACCAATCACATTCACACGATCCTGTACGGCCAGAAAGATTTCAACACCGAGGTCTTCCTTGCGCGGTATCGGCGTCACAACGCGGAAGTGAAGCGGTATTTCAAATATCGTCCCGATGACTTGCTGATTCTCGACATCCCAGCCAGCGATGGATGGAACGTACTGTGTAAATTTCTCGGGAAACCTGTCCCCGATGCTCCCTTTCCGTGGAATAATAATACTCAGCAAAACAAGTTTATCGCCGCTGCTGCTGAAATCTATACCGAGCCTGCCACGGAGGAAGAACGACTTGCAAAACGCTTTCACGATACTTATGAGCACCTTGCTCCGGGTTTCGGGTACGAGACACGGAAAGCCTCAGCGGTCCCGTGGGAGCAGGTGCCGGAGAACAATCGCAAGTTGATGATCGCCGTGGCTGCCAAAATTATAGATACGGCCCGAAAGCACGAACGCCATCATCATCATCACCACGTTAGTTGGCTCCAGAAATTGTTCCGCTGGATTTGCCGTTGGTGGCGTCGTGAGTAAAGAAGGCTTGGTCGTCTGGCTAACTGGACTCAGCGGCTCTGGCAAAACCACCATTTGTCAGGCAGTAGCCAAAGAACTTATCAGGCGCAAACTGCCAGTCGAAGTTCTAGATGGTGACGATGTGCGCAAGAATCTCACCAGCGGCTTGGGATTCACTAAGACTGACCGTGACGACAACATCCACAGAATCGGTTACGTCGCGCATTTGCTCGCTCGCAATGGCATCATCGTGATGGTTGCCGTCATCTCTCCCTATTACGACACTAGGCAGGAAGTCTACAAAACACTTGGTAAAATCATTGAAGTGCATGTACACGCACCGCTTTCGGTCTGCGAGACTCGTGATCCGAAAGGGTTGTATGCCAAAGTCAGAGCCGGAGAATTATGGAACTTCACCGGAATCGACGATCCGTATGAGCCACCTCTAACGCCAGAGATTGAATGCAACACCGCCGCGGAAACAATCGACGAAAGCCGTGATAAAGTCATTAAAGCTGTGCTGAGGAGTATCCGATGAACATGAAACGCCGCCATCATCATCACCACCACCACGCCGAAAATCGGCGTGAACCTCATCACCATTTCCACCACCATCACCATCCCGTCCCGATCTGCAAACTCGGCAAGAAACCAGCCATCATCGACCCTCGCACGCTCAAGCTCGGGAAATATCTCCTTTCAACGCTTCCTCCGGCGCCACCCTCGGTGGATTACACGATGGGCATCAAGGATTTCTCGATGATGCTCAATGACGCGCTCGGCGATTGCGTGATTGCAGCCGTCGGCCACGCGCAGCAGATATTTTCAGCCGCCGCGCGCAGCTTCGCCGATACTCCTCCCGATTCTGTGATTCTCGCTGGCTACGAGAATTGGTGCGGCTATGTGCCCGGAAAGCCTCGCACCGACCAGGGCTGCTATGAGATCAGCGTACTCAATGCGTGGCGCAAGTCGAGTTTCTATTCCTACTCTCTGAGCATGTACGCCGATCCCAATCCGCGCAACATTGCCGAGATCAAGCAAGCGATTCACCTGTTCGGCGGAGTGTTTCTTGGAATCCAGCTACCCGTATCGGTTCAGGGATTAAACGTGTGGGATGTGTCGAGCGGGCCGGATGCGGTCCCTGGCTCCTGGGGCGGCCACGCTGTATGGGTTCCGAAATACGTCACCAACGCCGATGGCACCGTTACTTTTACCTGCATCTCCTGGGGCGGCTTAATCGAAATCACCCAGGCGTTCTGGCTGTACAACGATCCCTCGAACGGTCCATACATCGACGAAGTACACGCGCTTATTTCGCCGGAGTTCATCAACCGCAGGAGCCATATGACGCCAACGGGCCTGAACCTCATGCAAATGGAAGCGGATATGCTGCAAGTCACGGTGTAATTATTAAAATAATATGCCCGTCGATTCAATCTCCTCGCAACTACGACGTGACGAGGGGGTAGAAAAATTCCCCTACCTCGACACAGTGGGCAAGACCACGATCGGCGTGGGCCGCAACCTAACCGACGTGGGACTCTCCGACACAGAGATCGACTTACTTCTCTCCAATGACATCCAGAAAGTGCTCACCCAACTACAGGTGCGCCTACCCTACTTCGAGGCGCTTGATCCGGCGCGGCAAGGCGTTCTGGCGAATATGACCTTCAATTTGGGATTCGCTGGCCTAGAAGGGTTCCCTCGTATGCTGTCCGCGTTCGCGCAGGGCGATTGGGAGCGTGCAGCGTCGGAAATGCTAGAGTCTCGCTGGGCGACTCAGGTGGGAGCGCGCGCAGAACGGCTCGCGGAGCAAACGCGCACAGGGCAGTGGGTCTAGTAGTGGTACGGTCCCCGAAACACCGGGAACGCCGGCGCCATCCCGAACAGCATGGACAGCAGATACAGCAGGCAGACCACCACAAGAACGACGAGTGCGATGGTTTTGAATGGCTCGGGAATCGGCAATACAGATACGACCCACCAAATTAATCCTAGGATGATGATCAGAACGAGAAACGAGAATAGAAAACCCATTGTGTCCTCCTATTGATCTCGAAGATTCTCGATTTTCCTGTCGTTAACTTCCAAGTGTTTCTCGATGCGGTCCAGATGCCTCTCTAGGTCCAGATTCCGCATGTCGTACTCCGTCCTGCCAAGGCAGTTCTTTTCCAGGTTCGCAGTGCGGCTCTCCATGTTGTGATAGATCATGCCCACTAAAGTGATGAAAACACCCAAGGACACGCTGATTGCGACGCGCCAAACATCCGTCCAAGGCGAAATTTGCTGGCTGGAATCTATAATGGACGAAATAATCACGACGCCACCAACGAGGGGAGCCGCTTTTGCTAGTCCGCTGGTGATATGGAAGTTTGGCGAGATCATGGAGTTTTAGGGATCACTTAGGCGGAAGCTCCATTGATCTACCGAAGGCCCAGCCTGCGAACGCGCCTGCGAGGGTCTGGAAGCTCCCGAGGAGTTCCTGTAAGCCGAAACTTGTTTCCTGATGAACCTTGCCAAGCGCGATTGTCTCGGCGAGGATGAACATCATCAGTAACAAGGCTGCACCGAGTATCATGCGTGGGTCTTTCATAGCTATTCTTCTGGAGTTTTTGGTATCACAAGTTGACCGTGTTCTGTGACTTGCGCTGGAGCAACACGGCCTTCAGGGGTTGATGTCAAAGTCACTCTGTTATAGGACACCTGGTAAAACGCTTCCTGTAGCACATATTGACTCAACCAATGCCACATCGTGATGGCAATTATCGAGACTGCTGGAATGTTGATAATTAGCTGGTACTGATACCCTGTCGGCGGCGTTCCTGCGTTCCACACGTAGCCGATGCCGGTATGAATGCCGATCGCCGTGGCGATGCTCAGGAGACGCTTTCCCCATGCCTGCCCGTTTTGCTTCAGCCAAGGAAACCACGATGCGTTCTTGAGTTGCTGGATCGCCCACACCGCCACGCCCGCAGCGGTGAACTGTGTTACCGCTAAATTAGCGTCCATATCGCTCTCCAATGAGAACTTTATTTAATTGTTCCCGCAATCTCTTCGCTGTATCTGTTGGCAATGTGTATTCCATGATCGGCGTCCCTCTTACATACAGCGTCAAAACAATATTCCCTTCGATTCGCTCGATGGCAAGTCACTATGGGTGTATCCCGTTATTCGTATTGGAAAGTGTACCACTAGTTACGATACTTAGAATTCCCGTCCCCGTGGTCATGTTGGTTGTCGTCGTATCGCATCTCCAGGTCACCCCGTCCGTGAGCCATGAGCAAGACGTTGACATTATTGGCGGGGGCGGTGTTCCAGCTTGCACCAGTTGAATCGAATCATACTTGGCATTGTTCGCAGTGCCCTTCACGAACGAAACAATGATCGTACCTGTCGAGGTGACCATAATCGTCTTGTCGATGGCCTTGTATTCCCCGCCCGCTGCCGCGAAAATGTCGAAATTTGATAAAACATGGACCCCGTTGATAGTCACATTGAAAACTCGCTGGCCCACCGCCGTAAAGTAGATTTCGGAAAACTTGATCGTCAGCAAATAAGTTCCTGCGGGCGCCGGGATCGTGCAGGTTGTTACGCCGGGATTGTCGTAGCGTTCGGTCTGATACAAAGCTCCATCAGCCAGAGAAGGCAACGCGCCGGCAATCGCATGGGGTGTGGTAAAGGTGCTTCCCCCGACGCAATACGTCGTATCCACCGACCAGAGATTTCCTTGCGAATCCGTATAGGCCGTACCAGGCTTTATCCGCACGGGCGTAAAGCTGATGTCTACGGGAATCACGGCTTGAACTTCGTTGCTGAATACCGACGTGATGCTCGCTGAATTCATCGTGGTCACGACGTAGTAGTACGTTTGTCCGGCAACCACGCTGGTATCGACGAAACTCGTCCCCGGAACGAGCGCAGGCGATAATGCTATTTCCGTTCCGGGAGTCTGGCTTCGCAGCACGTTATATCCAGAACAGGTCTGCGGAACCTTTCCAGTCAGGTCATATCCGCAGGAAGTCGCAGCCGTCCATGAAAGCGTGACCGAGTGGCTCGTCGCCGTAGGCGATGGGAGAACAGGAATGGTCATCGTCGGGTCAGCATTACGCTGGGCGTTCGCTGTTGCGGCCAGAAGCAGGAATACGATTAAGGTTTTCATTCTAGTAGGGATTGCACTGCACGTTCAAAATGTCGCTATCGACCCATGCGTGAGTGCCGGAAATGTCCGTGTAATTCTGGAAAGTCACCGAAGTTGTAGAAGTCGGTACTACTTTAGTCTGCGATACAGTTGTGCTCGTGGTGCTCACATCCGTTGCCGAACAGGACCATCCATTTGGAGCGGTTGGAAGCGTTAGCACTCCCGTGCCCGTGTTACTAGTGCCTACGTTGATGGTGAACGAATCCCAATACGAACCTAAAACAACGGATGCGCCGGTGCCAAAGCCGGAAGCGATAGATGGCAGGCCGGTAGCTTGAACGAATTTACCACCAAGCAATGATCCGGCTCCCAGCTTGTTGGCCGCTACGGTTGTTATGAGATTCCCGCCAAAATCCGCTATTTCACCGCCTGCATCCAAGGTGTCGAATGCAATGGCGCCGATGTAGGTCATATCGACGGTCGTATCGCGAAGATTTGTTTTTGCCGGACTTACGGTATAAATCCCGTAATTTGGAGTGCCAGCACTGCTATCCACATCACTGATAAAAACCTTACTGAGATTAGCGGTCCCTTCATTTAAAAGCAGATAGGCATCGTTGGCCGCAGTATTTATTAGTGCGAGATAGCCACCATCAAGGTTCAGCGTGGCATTAGCGCTATTGAGAATTGTAATTACACTCTGCGATGTTTTACAGCCGTAAACTGAATCACGCGATTCCCAATGGCCAGTACCCACGTTATAGAGACCACAAGTATTGGCCGTAGTACTGCGCGTTCCGTTGGCGCACTGGGAGACGCTCACGTAAACAAAGTTTGGGCTATGTTGGGTGTTCTTGCATGGAAGCGACCCGAATGCGCTTATTGTCGTATTCTGTATACTTACTTGACTCGCGCTATTGGTCAATAAGCCGATCGAATTTGCGTCGTCTGTACACCAGTTCGACAAGAGCACGCTGTACGCATACGCATTAGCTTCTATAGTTCCGCCGTTGAGTTCGACTCCCGTAAAAGTATCTGTCTTTCCAGTGCATGGATTGCCGTTTCCGCTGATTCCGAAATTTGCGATGATAGCGGCGGGAGTGCTGAAGAAGCACGCCGTTTGGGTTACGCCACCGTCGCAACTGTTCCCGCTACCAGGCGTGGTATCAAAGTTCGGCGTTGGTACGATAGTCGTTGATGCCCAATAAGGGCCGATTCCTGTGAATGCCGGGCCTTGAAAGTTGCTGCCAGTCGCAGCCGCGCATGAATTAGCGGGAATGTCATTTGCGAATCCAGACTGCACAAGGAACACTCCGGCTGGCAAAATACCTACGGCGCAGTTCGGGTCTGAAATCACGTCGGTAGCAAATGTCGCCAAGTTAGAAGTCTGGTCGGTTCCCCAGGTTATCGAACAAAGCGTTCCTGCTCCAGAAATGCAATCACTTCCTGCCGCTGCCGAGGCTGTCAACGTGCCAGAACCGACATTGCATACACCAGTGATGGTTCCTTGCGCAATTATTAGTGATCCAGCACCTGAAAATGTAGATGCGAAAGTCGTCCCGAAAATGATCGCTCCTAGTGGAGCATTTGTTGGGCAATCGTTGTTGGGAAAAGTGATCGTGTGACTCGTGTTTGAGAATCCAACATCGAACTGTTCACCACCGCTAGTGACTCCATAGTTCGTTGCATCGATTACGGTATTATAACTTCCTGTGGCATGACTCCATAAACATTCACCATTCAGAAACAAGCTTGTGTCGTTCGGCGGTGTGGGAACCAGTCCGCCTACGGTGGGGGTGCAGGTAACGCCACCGCCACCCCCTCCAGCCCGAGCTGAAGCATTCGATGGCACAATGGAAACGGTAGTTGATCCGCCAACTAATGTGGATATGCGCATGTAGACGTTGGTGTAGCCAGCGGTATTCGCCTGCCAAGTTCCCGTCCCTGTTGAGGACGTAACCGCCGTAGGGCTGTTGCTTGGCGTGACGTTTAGCGCCACCCGCGTTGTGCCGCCGTCGCCCGAGGCTTCAAACTGGATTGTGTTCCCCGAGGCGTTGGCTGTAATCGTGAACGTCGCCCCGCCTTGGCCCGGATCGACAGAAATGGAAAGGCAGGACATGGACGTGCAATTCGCGCTAGCGGCGGTTAGATTTGTCTTTTGTTGCGCGTGAGCCACCGCTGCCACGCACAGCACCGAAATGAGCAACCACTTTTTCACCAAATTGCCCTCCATTTTCACCATGTGCCCTGATGATGTCGCGGAACGCTCGGCACTGATGCTGGCGCAATGGCTACCGATGCCCCGGCCCAGTGACCCGACGCCGATAGCGTTGCCGTGACCGTAAAAGTTCCGCTACCGACCGAGAGTTGATCTTCAGTCCCAAGAGGGTAGTAATGAACATTCTGGCAACCTGTGCATTGCGCTGCCACGTTGTTTCCAGTCACCGAAGTCCATCCACTTCCCGCTGTAGCGATATAGGCGTTGATCGAGGTGGCGTTAAAATCGCCGAATCCAGCAAACAGTGCGGAACCTGATGCCGAAGTAGTCAGGCTAGTCGTGGTTCCCGATGTTGTCGTGCCCTGAGCTTCGTGATGATCGGCAATCGGCGAAACGGTGGCCGCGCCTGCAAGGTCGTAGATGACTATGGAGGTATCGGTCCCGCTGGTCGCCACAGTAACAGTCGTAGCCGATGCTGCCACATTCAAGTGATAACACCATTCGCAAGAGTTTGTGATTGCCCCGCCAGAGTTGACCGAAGTCGCCACAACCACATAATTCCCGGCATTTACATTGTCTGAAGTGTTGCCGCTGAATCCCGATCCGGTACAAAACCAGACCAATAGCATGTCGCCGGAAGCGTTTGGCGTGAGCGTAACAGTAACATTGTTGGTTGTTTGCGTGCTCGTCACGATTTGACTAACCGTAACGGCCCCGTGAGCGGCTGAGGCACAGCACAGCAACATAACTAGAATGAGCAGCTTTTTCATTGAGTGAGAGATATAAACCATTCCGTCTGCTTGCTGGTGCCATCGGCAACCCACGTAAACTTGATTACGTCGCCGCTGGCGATCGTCGTTGTTGCGCTTTGCGTTCCCGCTGCGCCACCTGCCGCTGCCGTACAGGTCACCGCACCAGTCAGCAGCCCAGTTGCCGCGCCGTTCGTCGCGTTCAGCGTCGATGACCCGCCATTGTCGGTGAAGCACCCGATGCGCGTGATCGTCCACGTCACTCCCGAATCGTTGTAGCAGTTCGTTTGCAGATACGTGCCCGCAGCCACGGCGTTCAGGCCGTCTCCAAGTCCCGTGTCGCAGCGCAGCTTGCTGTACTGTGTGGCAAGCTGTGTCGCTGTGACCGTATTATTCGCCATGTCCGCGCCCGCTACCGTGTGGCAGGTGCCTACCCCGGATGCGCTGATCGCAGAGATAACTTGGTTGGTACACGTCGTCGGCGTGATGCTCAAACTAATTACGCCTGTGCCTGTGGTCGGGCTAGGGGTTATCACAATAGGCGCGGTCGCCGTAATGCTGATGGTCCCGCCAGCGGCGCAGGTAGGACAACTCACCACGCCTATGCCTGTAAGGGGGGTAGGCGTCACCACAATGGGCGCCGTGGCCGTAATGCTGGTCACCGTGCCAGCGGGCACCGCGCAGCCTGCCGAAAGTGGCACCGTAAACGTGTTGATCTGCGATGTGAGGTCCACCGGCCCTGCTCCAGTGATGCCCGTGAGCGCACCTGTGCTGAAATTGGAGATTCCGCACGCCTCGGTGATCCTGAATACGTAAGAACACGTCGTCATCGCGCTACCGTTAACGTCTTTGAGTTGTGACGTATCGAAAAGCACCTGCGAGAAGTGTCCATTCCCGTCGAGCGCGACCGTAGGCGTATCGCGCGCAATGGGAAATGTGCCGCTATAAGCCTGGGCGTTTCCTGGACACACCAGGGAAGCGTGGGCTGTCCCATTGGCCCACGGGCCGTTCGACCCTGTAACCGTGGCGCTCACGGTAAGCTGCTGCGCGTGCAAAAACGCAGGACACGCGATCAGTATTAAAATAATAATGAGCCGTTTGACCATTACGCCCTCTTCGACATGCGCCGACCATGCTTCTTCGAGCCGCGCTTGCCCTTCTTCTGGAAGCGGGCCATGAAATCGTTCTTTTCGCTGGCTTCCTTGGACTCCATTTGGCTTCCCGATGGCTTTTTGCTGAACATTATTTCCTCCGTGAACTGCGCTTCGATTTTCGGCCTCTACGCTTCTCGCTCAGTGCGATTGCTACGGCTTGCTTTTGCAGCCTGCCTGAATCCATGAGTTCCCGTATGTTCTCGCTGACAACCTTCTTCGATGATCCCTTATGTAGTGGCATAGTCTTGACTTTCTTGTTGGGCATAGCGTATGCTCACGACACTGGAGACTGCCGACATGAAAACCATACTTTTTTGGATCGTCGTAGGCTCACTTTGGGGCGCTTCTGGATTGCCCATTCCGTTGCTGGCACTCATTGTCTTTCTCTCTTTCTGCGTGCAGGGTCGGCTATTTCGCTACATCCGATAAAGTTGAAATCGTTTTTCTCACTCCGCTACTAGCGAGGCTGGATATGCCGAGTCCCGCTGCCGCTGACAATACTTTTTTAAGATTCGCCGCTCGACGATACTCAGCCATTGCGCTTCGATATTCCGATCCCTTCCCTGCGGTGTTGGCAGCATCTTGGAGAGCTTCGCCGAGCGCGTTCTTGAAAATCGTTACCTGTCGCCACATATTCGGCTTGGTTGCAAGGTACTCACTCATCGCCAAACGAGCGTTGGTATAGAAGTCTCGGGCTTCCTGATAGGTAATTGGCTCGCCTTCCACGTCAGATGTGCGGCGAACGAAATCACGCAGAATCTTTGGAAGTTGACCGCCGCGGGAAGCTATTTCCTTGCCACGCATAGCTTCCGCTACTGGACCGCCCGCCTTGATGGGAATATCCCGTGCGGCACCCATGACTTCCTCGAATTTCTTTCCAGCTCGCGCAGCACTAGGTATCATTCCTGCTGCTGCTTCGCCTGCTTCTGGCGCAATAACCATTCCGGGCATCGTGGCCGCTTGCAATCCTCCACCAACAACGTCTTTTGTGGCCTGCCACGGTGAGTTTGTCAGTTCCGCGCCGCCCTTGGCGACACGCAATACTCCCAGTGGAGCGGAAGCCATAAACTCGCCCGCGCCCGCCTGAGATCCTGTCGTGACTTTGTTTTGTAGCCACTCGCGCGCTTTTTCGATGGTGTCGATCAGAGGGCCTTGCGACGGTTCGGAACGGGCACTGATTCCCGTCGTCTTTCCAAGCGTCTCGGCCATTGGTGATTCCTTTGGTTTGAACGCATCTGGAAAATCCTTGGAAATAGCTGAACGAATGACTTCATCGGTCGCGTCCGAGCGAAACTTTCCATAGCTTCCATCAGGCAATTTCACGTATTGGAAATCGTCAGGCATTTATCGTCCAATCTGTGAATAATCTCGCACCTTTGCTCCCGGTGGCGGTGCTGCAATCTGCGGCGTATTACCCCCCATACTGTTTTGAATGCTTGCAGGGATCGGCCTGTGGAGAGCATTGACTTCGCCGTTGAATAAGTCCATCTGCCGTCTAGCATACGGAATAGATGGCGTTGTAGGCCCAGGCAACATGCGCATAATCGCGTTACGTAGCGTATCCGATCCTTGGCCCATTCCAGCGATCGAGCGCAACGACATGGCTGATTCTTGAAGCGAAGAAAGCCCCGTCACATAGTTCATTTGCGCTGGTGTGAGCGTTGCCCCTACCTCACTTCCCACCAATTGCGACATCGCCGAGCGTGGATCACGATCTTGCAGAGCCAGAGCAATCTGCGCTCGCGGCAGTGTCTTAAAGTCGTTGTCCGTCATTCCCCTTAGAGCGTCGTCGAATTGGCTGGACGTGTATTTAATCTCATCGAAAACACCTTCGCGGTTTTTGAGTTGCTGGCCGAGACTACCAGCCATATATCGACCGGGATTATCGTTGATTGTGTTGGCGTTCACCATCACAGGCTCGCCAGTGTTTTTGTCCAGCACGTTATATTGATAGACTTGTCCGCGCATCTGTGCGTAGGTTTTGGCATACGCATCCATGCGGTCTGTTTGCAGTCGCTCTTGCTGTTCAAACTTGTTTTGATTGGACGTGATGGCGGAATCGACTATCTCGCGCTGCGCGTCGAGTAGGTCGGGATTGATCTTCCCGCCCTTGAAGATCGGATAGGTTGTGGCATTTCCTTCCTCGTCGTAGTGCGTGATGACACCTTTCGTAAGATCAACGTCCTCTTTTTTCTGAGGCTTGCCTTGCTCAATATATTTCGAGTAGGCCGTCTCCGCATCTTTCAAAATGACCGCAGGATCACCGTTGGGATCGTTCACCCGCTCGCGTATGGACTGGAGTAAGAGTTTGGCTTGATGCGTAGGCGCACCTTGAATCATCTTCGAGATTCGTGCATCTACGTCAGTCATCTTCATTCCGGGAAGAATGTCCTGCGTTGTGATAGCGCCCTTCTCAGGATCACGGATAATCGCAGCCTCGCCACCACCGGGAGTCTTGGCGGTTCCCTGAAATTGCGGTGCCTGCATCTGTTTGATCTGCTGCTGTAGCTGCTGAAGCTGAAGCGGCCCCATCAAATCAGCGAGCTTCTGCCGCGCCTGCTCCATCGCCATCTGCTGCGACCGCTGCTTCCATTGCTGGTTGATGTCGTACCCCGCACCAACTTGGGAGCCAAAATCACCTAGTCCACGGCCCAACCACCCCATTAGCCACCTCCACTAGGAGGCGTGAGGCTACCGAAATCGTAGCTGCCCGTAGTATCGGGATTCACCGGAGGGACTAACGATCCGAAATCATAGTTGCCTTGCGGCTGATTCTCTGGATTAGGAGGAATCACGCTGAATGGCATCTTGAATGTCGAGCCCGATCCGCCAAAGCCCTTCATTAGCATAGCCAGCAGTGGCGATAGATTCGCGTTGGGAGGAATAGATTTCAAAAACTCCTCTGGAAGTCCGAGTTTAGCCAACACAAGTCGCAGTGCAGCGTCTTGATTTTGCTGTTCAGGACCAGCTAAGGCTTGCGCTAATGCCGTCGCCTGTATACCCGGAGCCTGCGAAAGACCCTGCTCGGCGAGATTCGCGTTGACGTTCCCGGTAATTGCCTGAATCAGCCCGGCGTTTAGAGGCTGCGTGGCACCCGTGACCTGTGCGGCAAGCTGCTGCGGTGTCAGGTTCATATTTTTCTGCGCTGCCGATGCCGCTGCCGAACGCTGCCGATCCGCCGCGAGGTTCCCGACAAGGCCCGCGCCCGTGGCCCCGAGGCCAGCGATTTCACCGAGTCCTTTACCTGCTGAACTTCCGAAGAAATTTCCGATGTTTCCTAAAAAATCGCTCATTCGTTCACCCTAAGAAACTAGAAATATCCGCTAGATTAGGAACTCCGTTATTCACAATCGCGTTTGTCGGCTGGCTATTTGCGGGAGTGAATGCTTGATTTCCTGCCGCTTGTCCCGCTGCATTTGCCCCCGGCTGGCCTGTCACTCCCGAAAGAATCTGCGCAATCAGTTCATCGTAATTCTGACTTGTTAGGCCAGAAGTCTGTCCAATCACGTTCGGAAGCTGCTGGCTAATCAGCGCCTTTTCCTGCAACGATTGCTGCGGCGTAACCCCGGCTGGCGTGGTCGGCGGTTTCGGCGCGGCGCCTCCCGAATGGGTCAATTGCTCGACTACGCCGAAACCTGTTCCCGCGATTCCCACAATTGCTGCGATGGCTGGAAGTAGTGCTTGTGGCATCAGAAACTCGCCGCCTTTTCCAGTGAACCTACCAAGGGAACGTGCAAAGTCATGTCCTGAATCCCGCCCGCACGCCTGCATATCGGTATCAGTGCTCGTTCCATATCCCTGCCGGGGTCAATGTACGAAAAATAGCCTACGAATCCCATCGCCTTAGCATCCCTCATGCAGTGCCGGAAAAGCAGCGCCGTGGTAGTCACCGGGGCCCCCTCGGCCACTCGCAGGCGAATTAGAAAGATCAATCCGTGGCACGGCGCCGCCAGCAGCATCCCGATAATTCGCCCTTCCTTTTCGGCCACCCAGCAAAACGACTTCATCACGGGCATAGCCTCGAAGCCAGTCCCGAGGTGCTGGGGCATCGGTTCTTCTTCTCGGAGTGTGCGGACAGTTATTATTTTAATATCTCCTAAACTGCTGAAACCGGAACGCCAAACGGACGCGGTTCTACCGCCCAGTCGATCCCATCCAGTTCAAGGTGGTCATCCCCGCTGATAATGGCGTCGAACCGCAATCCCGTCAGGCCAATGTCCGCGAACAGGTCGAAATCACCCTGATTCGATATTTTGTAGTTTACCGAGGATTGCACAACGCCGCTCTGCCGAATCTGCACGTTGATGACGCTGAACAGGTCGGTATCCGAGTTCGATCCCGTGCCGCGGACAATCATCTTGCGTGCCCACAATCTCTGACTGGAGTTCTGCGAGGCTACCGTCACCGTCCGCAGCGACCATACCACTTCCTGAACTGCGGCCCCACCGCCCGTGTACCAGTTCACGTCGCCGGCCTGCCAGCGTTGTAGGCACCCATCGCTGAAGCCGCCAAGGATCGTCAGTGGATTCGACGTAACCGGCTGAACTTGGGCCATACAGCCAATCGCAAACGGGAGGTCCGCGGGCGCCGCCCATGCCTTCAAGACCAAATCGTAGAGCATGATGCGCGTGAGTTTCCCTCCGCTATTGCCAATCGGCATGGCGAAGGCGTACATGGGCGGATTAGCCGTCTGCGCGGCCCAGCTTAGAGGCAGATAATTAGCATCAGCAACCACAATGTCGCGTGAGTCAAAATCATTAACCGGGAATAGATACGGCCGGATCTGCTCACTAATCACCTCGTCGCGGAAGCCGTTGAACACGGCGATTCCCAAATGTGAATAGCGCATCAGTCCGTAGCCGGGTACGAACGTGATCGAGCGCGGCGCGAGGCATCCCATATCCGAGGAAACCGGCTGAATAGCGAAATTGCTGGCACCGAATACGCCGATGATCTGGTAGGGCACGCGGTACTTGAAGGCAATGAGCGAGCCTTGCGGCGGAATGCCCTGAGCAGTGATTGTGAATTTCCCCATGCCCATACCTTCCGCGCCATCGTCCTTATCGAGAAACGCTTGGTTCACCGGGTTCCAAGCATTCGGGTTGTTGGTGTTCGACATGCGGAGAGCACAGGGACCATCGAGGCCATTCGCTGTGTTCGTCGGTGAGGTATTCAAGGCCCACAGTGATCCTGCGTAGACTTCGATGTGGCCTGCGCCGGGTGGTGGTGGTGCCGAAGAGGAGACTAAGCCGGAATTTGTCCATATGACACTGCCATCGGTTAGTGTTGCTCCAATGGTTTGCGGAAACGCGGGCACGGTGGTTGGCACAATAGTCCCAAAGAGACCCTTTTGCGTGGAATTCGCGCTCGTTCCACCCTGAGTTGCCGTATAGAAGTAAAGCGTTGATCCCGCACAAGTCCAGGTTACAGTGCCATCCGATACTGTATTGCCGATAGTCGACGGCCAGGTAGGTTCCGTCGCGCCACTGGTGCCTCCCGCAGTGGCCACAAAGTAAAAGCCATTCACGTTTGCAGCAGTCGGGATAATCGCAGATTGCGCCGAGTACGCTACTTTCGGCGCCCAAGGGATATTGGCTGGAACGATGATAGATTTTAGTGCATACGGCGAATCGGATTGCCAAGCATCGTAGGCTGGAACGAACGTGCTGATAATCGGCGTCGTGGACACTGTGAATGTGCCCGTAGACGCACCGCCACTAGCATTGACGTTCCGAATCACAAAACTTCCACCCGCTCCGGGAGTTACCGTAATCACCGGAAAAACTCCGTTGTAGGTCGAATCACTCATCCCTGAAAGAATCACATTTGAGCCTACGGGAAGATTGGAAGTCGTGATCGTTACGCTGCCAGCGACCGTCACCGTCACTTGATCCCCGGAAACTGATACTGAGGCAATCGCTCCCGTAAACGCAGGATTCACAGGTGTACCGCTGGCATCGGAAAGCATCTGCGGAGCAAACCCGTTTCCGAGCGCGATCATCACGCGATTGGTGAACTGCTTCATCTGCGGGAGTGGCCCGACCAAGCCTGCTACGCCACCAGAAGGCGTTGAGGAACCCTGCCATGAGATTCCCGGACCTGTAGTGCCAGAACCTCCACTACCACCAGTAGGAACTTGTCCGAGAGCGGAAAGGGAAGCCGGGAAGTAGGCTACGATATTGGAGTTGCTATAGGAAATTGGCACCATTCCTATCGGCATGAGGAAAAGAACTGTTTGCTGCGTCGTGTCGGAAACTGGAGGAGAAGTTCCACCTCCAGTGATCGTTCCTCCACCACTAGCAAGTCCAAATGCCTGCGTGTTTCCGGTTGTTGCTGTGGCCATTATGCTAATTCCAGAAATAGCTGTTATGGTGTACGCTTGATTGAATGAAAATGTCCCAACAACACCACAGCCAGCCACCGTCCAAACTTGCCCAATCTGCATAACCACAGGATTGACGGTAAGATCAAAACCGGCTACAGAAGAATGAGGTCCAATAAAAGCCCCAGAAGGCGATGCTACGATGTTGTATGCTGTGACAGAGGTTGTTCCTGTTCCCGCATCTATAAATGTTACCGTTCCTGTCAGTGGATTCGGTTGAAGCTGCGGCAAACCGCTACCAGTAAGCAAAATTTCCGTGCCGGTAGTTGTCGAGCGATAGACGTTGTAGCCAAACGCATTGGGCACAACATTCCATACCAACGTGTTGGATAGGTTTCCCCCGGAAGGCATCCCACTGATTTCGTTCGAGGCGATCGTTTCCCCGCCAACCCCATCAAGCGCGGTAATCTTATAATAATATGTGGTTCCCGAAGTAAGACTGCCTCCCGTAGAAGGAGTCGCGGAAATTGCTATCGGTGCTCCGAGATGCTGATCCTTGGCCTGCGCGAGCGCTAAATAATACGGATTCACTCCGGTAGGCTCGTACAGAAACAGTGACATAAATCGTCCCTGCGAGTTCTGCACCGCCGCGCTAAACCAGTTGATGATTCCCGATCCATCGCACGGCGTCAGCGCACCGCGCTCCATCAGCACAAGATTCGACCCGCGCGGGAATGAACCCTTTGGCTGCGAGAGCGGCTGATTGCTAGAAACCAATCCCTTTAGCCACGGCCCCTGCGTTAAAGGCTGAAAACTCATGGTACGATGATCCCCCCGGCCATGTCTCCGTAGTACACGATTGGACTGTTACCTCCGCCTACCTGCCGACGACGCACGACGCCCTTATTCACGTTGCTCCATGCCTTGATCTGTTTTTCCATGTCCTGCTGGAACGCGCTCATCGACTGCATATCATGCTCGACAATCTTCGCGCGCCCCGCGATGTATTGGACAAGAAGCTGGTCCCATCCCGAGCTGATCGGCAACACAGAAAGCGACTGCCCAGGCGAAAACGTCTGCGAGGACTGCCGTTTGCCCATCCAAGCGATATTGCACTCGATGGCCGTTTCCCCGTCCGTGTGCGCGATGGCTGATGTCCCGCCAAGCCCGCGTATCAGGCCCGTCAGCGTACTGCCGCTGATAGTCGCGTAGGCCATGATTTCCGAGCCGATCGACACAAAACCGAATGGTAGGGTGAAAGCGGCATTTGCGAGCGTCAGCGTGGTCGCCGTGGCGCTCAGTGACCCAACCAACGTCGTGCTGATCGAGGTTCTGGCCGGCTGAGGGTACACTTCCAAGATTGCCCTTCCGTTGTTCACGGAAATGTGTGCTTTTGACAACACTTGGCTGGTAATCGAGTTCCGTCGCCAGAAGTACCCCGGATCGCCACCTTCCATCCAGTAGCCGTCGTACCAAATGGCCGTAATCGCGTTCCACGTTCCCGGTATCTGGTAGAGCGGCTGATTGATGACGCTGCCGATCGCCGAATAGTCCTGAAACCCGCCCGTGTTCCGAGCGATGAGTTCCATGCCAGCGTTCAGCCAGCGATAGATAGCCCCCGCAGAGATGAATCCACCATCCGAGTCAGGGAGCCATGCCGTGCTGCGGGTTGGTGGAGATCCCGCGAGTGTGGGAGGGGCGAGAATCGTGAACGGCGATGTCGCCGATTCCACGTACTGCGATTCGCTACCGGAAACGCCATTCGCCTGCGTCAGATACGCTCTTATTTTAATAGCGCCGACCTGGAGTGCTGACGTGATCTGAATGGCGTTGGTCGCCAGAACCGTAAGTTGCGCGGATTCCGTCGAGGCCAGCGTCTCGCCCCACTGATTTAGCTGCGTCACTTCGACGAAGTAGGTGCCTGCCGCGAGCGTGCCCGTACCGGGAGTCGTGACTGCCGCTGCCGCCACGGGCGCGGGCAGCGAACTGGGCATATCTGGGACGGTTTCGCGGGCCTGAATCAGCACGTCGCCTACCAGCGACCCGCTAAACAGCGCAATGGGAGTCGTTGCCATGTTAGACGGCTATCTCTGCCCAAGTAATCCCGGCAAGTACGCTACACGCTCCAACGAGGGAGTCGAGCGTTAGCATCTGCCCAGGCGGGATGATGATTGCCCCGCCAACGTCGTCCTTAGAATAAATCATCGCTGTCGTGACGTTTGCGGTAACCCATTGAACGCCGTTGATCGGACGTATACTGACCGGAGCCGCCCCGAGAGTTCCGCTCGCTCCCACTTTGGCTACCCCGCCAGCGTTTCCGACAATCGCCGCTGTTGGTCCTACGGAATTGCCTGCCGTGAGCGCGACTATAGCCGCATACCCAAGGCGCGGCGTACAAACGGCGGTCAGAACTGACGCTAATCCAATCGAGACATCCAAGATAACCAAATTCTTCCCTGAGTTTGCTGGATTGGCAACCGCGAGGCCGGTGAACGTGGTCGAGTTGACTGAGAGTGCCTGCGCCGCCGAATGCGAAGCGGTGAATACAAGCCCGTTATAGGAAAGCTGGTAATACCGTGCCATCACTTCCGAGACAAGCGATTCCCCGAGGTTCCCTTGTGAAAAAGAGGCGTTCACTCCAGTCGCCAGCTTGGGAAGTTGTAACCCCACTTGGCCTTGTGTGTTAAGAGCCATTTACGTGTTCTCCTATGTACTCAGCTTCGTACTCTTCCACGTTGATTCCCAGGTCCGCGAGTGCCAATTCTAGTGCTTGTACTCTGACTCGCAGGCTCGCAATCTCATCGCTAATCACTGCGGGCAACTGAGATTCGGATAGCGTCCCGCTAATCAGGCTGAAATCGTAATCTCCCAACGTCGCTACTACGTCGCCAGTGCGTCCGAATACGCTCGATACTTCTAGGGAGATAGCCGTTGCAAGGGTAGCAATGTCGCCGACTAGATTCGTGCCAGACACGGTAATCATGTTGTGCCCCTAAAACTGGTACGAGCCGGAAACCGGGCGATTTGCCCAGCCCCGGCTCGCTGCCGACCAGTGGAGAATTGTTTCCCGCCTCAAATGAGGCCGAAAATCTCTACGTCCATCGTGCAGGCTGGACCCGTGCCGCCCAGCGTTGGAATGACCTTGATGCACTGAATCCCGCCGTTGCCAGTGACCGCGCTGGCGCTGCCAATCAAAAACCCGACTGCACCGCCGCTGGTCGTCGATGGCGCCGTATCGCAGATAAAGTCAGTCATCAGGTCGGCCCAGCTCGTCGAGGACAGCGTAACCGCCGTGCCAAAGTTCCAGTCGGCAATCACGACGCTATTCGTTCCGTCGAAGCCCATGATCTGCAATTTCGTCAGCGTTGGAGATGTGCCGCTGCCGTTGTAGACCTTCACGCGCACTCGCCCTACCGTGACGGTGGGCACCAAGAGTCCGGCCACGCTGTTCGAAGATGTGCCGGGAACGTAGTACGTGGTCCCCGAACTGACGGCAATCCCGGTGGCGCGTTGGATGGATTGCAGTGAGGAGACACCAAATCCTGGGAATGTGCGCTCTAAACTGACATTGATTGCCATTGAAACTCTCCTTGTCCTGCTACCGAATCTCGTTAGCTCAAATTCGTGAGGGCTACGTTTGCGATCGGGCGGTTGCAGCCCAATTGCGCGATCAAATGTATGCGCGCCGTGATTACATCCTGGTTCGAAGGCATGATCCACGGGGTCATACGGAAGTAGCTCCCCATGTTATAGATCATCCATATGTACTTCGTATTCAGCAGATACCCTGTCCCTGCCGGAAAATGCTGGTCGGCGAGTACCACGGCGTTCTTGAACCGCATGTGATACCGGAACGAAGTCTGGATTGGCGCTGTGTCCGCGTAGTTGTCAGTCGCCCGGATGATGGTTGTCGAAGCTGCCGAACTGGAGTTCTGCGTGAACTGTGCTTCGAACTTGGCGAAGTCGGTATTATTTAATATCAGCAGGTTGGGTTCATCGTACCCGTAAGTCGCCAAGAAATATGCAGTCAGTAGTTTCGCCGGAGTCAGCGAGCCAGCAATCGACTGGTTCGCCTGCGGTTGCCAGAACGTGTTCGTCGAGCGGTTGATGCCCGCAATCGTATTCGTGGTAGACAGTACCCATGCGCTGATCGAGTCAAGGTCGGTCGCCGAATTGAATGGCGAGTTCCCCGCTACCGCCTCGGCCAGCATGTCCAGCATCGAGCCTGCTGCCGCCTGCACGTAGGTCTTTACCAGATCAAGGCCCACCGGACCGCCGCGGCCAATCACAATGTCCATCACGGGCAGCGTCACCGCTTGGAAATAGCCGCGCCACACCTGGTCAGCGGGCTGGATGGCGTCAATCGCCGAAGTCGGCAATAGCTGGTCGCCCCAGTAGGAACCGCGCGTGGTGATCTTGGTGGTCAGCAAGGGGTACACAATTTCGGCCCCTGCGTTGTACTTCTTGGCGTACTGGTTCAAGTAGCTGAAGGTCGGACTCGGTTGAAACACGAGATCGGCCACCTTCGGGAAGATCATTTTCTGCGCGATGGAGTTCAGCGTGTTGACGAGCAACGCACTAGGCTGATTAATTCCAGTTCCGACTGAGAGTGCCATTTAAGGCTCCTTTTAGGAAAAAATCCCTACATCAAACCTGGACCCATTTGCTCGATCATTGCTCGAAGCTCAGGGTCTTTAATCGCGTCGCCGTACAAATCGCCCAGCACGTCCGTCTCAGGCCCGATCTTGCGCGGTTGCGCTGCCGGCCCTTGCCCGATGCCTGACACTCCCGGAGGCGTGACGCGCGCGGCCATCGCTTCCATGCGACCCTCTTCCCGGCCTTTTTCGATGGCTTCCTTGCGTGCTTCTTCCATGCGGTCGGCTTCCGACATCTTGTTCCATGCCTCACGGATCGAGGGCATTCCGTGACGGTCCACCAGCTTGTTTTCTTGGGCGAATTTCAGGATTTCATCGCGGGTAGGCTTCTTGTCGCGCTTGCCAAAGTTCAGGCCATCGTATTCGCGGTCCCAGCGGTCTTGTGCCCACACGGTTGCAGCCTGCGTCACGGTGCCCAGCACGGTCTTGAGCTGGTTAGTGAGGTCGTCGATCTTCTTGTCGCGGGCATCGAGTGCGCCTTTTACCGGAGCAAGCCACGGATCGGCGAACGGGTCGGCGCCGGGTTCCGGTTGCCGTGTGGTCGCAGTTTTGCGGGCTTCTTCGGCGGCTGCATACGCCTGTTGTGCCTTCTGCGCCAGGTCCACGATGTTCTGCTGCCGGGTGTTGAGTTCGCTTTCCTTCGTTTCGACTTGCTTGATGCGGTCGGAAAGCGCGGCGCGGTCAGAGGCATTCAGTTGCCGGAGAGATCCAAGAGGAATCTGCTGTTCGCCAATCGTGATCGGCGTATTGTCCGGGTACTCGGTCGCTGATTCCAAGAATTTTTTGATCGCATCTACGCTCACCGGACACCTCCCCAGGCATTTCCGCACGCATTACACGCATACCCGTCCTTCACCGTTACGGTGGACTTGCTCTTGCACTTCGGGCATGGCCCAGCACTCGCTGGGGAAGGCACATGCGGAGTTCCCGTGCCACCTGGTCGCCATTTTCCTTGTTTTCCCATAAATAAATCCCCCTTTTACGTGCTCGGCGGAGGCTCATTTCCGGTCGGTGGTTGCCCCTGCTGTACGGCACTGAAACTGATCGGCTGTGACCCGGAACTATCTGAATTTTTAACCACTTCCCCGACGTTACTCGCTTGCTGGCCTTCCTTTATCGCCCGACTTAGCGCCTTCATCGTTGCGCTGATCTGGTTTGCCACGTTCGGAAGGGTCTGAAACGTCTTTACGAACAGCACGCCGAGCATCTGGTTCACCGATTCCAGTTGCCGCAGCACCATCGAAGGGTCGGCACCTTGTAACGCTGCCGACTGCTGTGAGAAATCCTGTCCGGGATTCGTCGAGGCTCGATTGCTCAAAGCGCCGAGAATGGTCCCAAGCATCCCGCCACCTTGCGGCGGGGCACCGCCACCTCCGAGAGGATTCGGGGGCGAAGCCACTCAACTTAGTCCTTCGACGCTGGGCCGATATTGCGCGGCTTCGCGTCACGGGGTAAAACTCCCATAGGGTCATTAGCCTCAGAAATTGATGTTACTTCGCCATATTGAATTGTCCCTTCGGCTGAACCTTTGGGAGGTTGAGTCTGAACAGGAGAATCGAAGTTGGAAAGAAAGTTATCTTTTGCCATATGGTTTGGCGTCCTTTGTAGTAAAATTATTCAATGTCAAAACTTTCACACACTCCCGAATACCAACGAGAATGGCGTAAGAAAAATGCCGAAAAAATCTCCGCATACGCGGAAAAAAGAAAACGGTTGCATTACACAAGGGACATTGAAAAAAGACGTGCTCGATTCCGCGCAGATCCGACCCACTACAGGGAATCGCAGCGAGAATGGCACCGCCTCCACCCTGAGAAATACAAAGAATACGAAGCCAAGCGTAATAAAGCTAAAAAAGATGCCAATCTCAGACTGTGGCAAAAAAGGCATCCGGAACGGAAAAGAGCGCAAAACGCTCTCTTTAAGTCTATTCGCAGAGGGAAAACAATCCGACCAAACAAATGCTCCAAGTGCGACGCAAAATGCGTCCCGCAAGGCCATCATCACCGAGGTT